CAACCCTGCCGGGCATAGCACAGCTTGAACTAGACATCTTCGATATCAGCCGTGGTCGGAGCATCTCTGAAATGCAGTTCTACCAGCAGGAGCGCCGGCGACTGCAATCGCGCCTCGCTCGCGCCACCCGCTATCTGCGCCCCGCTCCCCGCCCGCTCGTGCTGCGTGTGGAAGCACTGCCATGACCCACGCCCTTACGCGCACCTGGTGGGAATGACAGCACATGCGCTTTCTGATTCCCACCGCGTCCAGAACGGACGCATACGGGGTGTTGACCACGTTTCAGCACCGTGCCGTGCCGCAGTCAATACAGGAAGGTGCATTGTGGGCTGGGGATAACTGCGCATTTACAGGATTTGACGAGGTTCGTTTTTTTGAGTGGGTGGACAGAATGACTGAATACAGAGCGACATGCCTATTTGTTGTTGTGCCGGACAGCGTTGGTGACGTTGCGCAGACGCTGGGTATGTTTGCTCATTATGCGCCTATGCTGGTCGGCTGGCCCTTGGCCTTTGTCGCCCAGGACGGCCAAGAGACGCTGGATTTCCCCTGCGCCGACCTATGGAGCACTTTGTTTGTCGGCGGCTCCACATCATGGAAAGAAAGTGGAGCAGCGGTTGACTGCATCAAGGCGGCGCAGGCGCTAGGGAAGCGTATCCACATAGGCCGCGTCAACTACTGGCGCAGGTATGCCATGTTTCGCGTGCTCGCCGGCAGCGAGAATTTCACCTGCGACGGGACGCGCATTCGCTACGAGCGAGATGCTTGCCTCGCGGCGTGGGCCGGCTACGAAGCGCAAGGAGTTCTGTTGACACTATGACCCACGCCCTCACCCTCTCCCTGGGCGACGCCGCCGATCTCTCCGAGGCGCAGGCTATCGTCACCAAGCATCACTACCTGCGCGCACCCGTTGACCCGCGGGCGCGGCCCATGTGCTACGTGGTCACATATCACGGCATGGGGGTTGGAGTAATCATGCTTGGCATCCCCCATGCTACCAAGTGCGGTGGTTGGTGGGGATACGAAGGATTGCCTACGCAGTGGCAGGTGGTGGACTTATGCCGCATTTGGCTAAGCCCGCTGATTCAGCATCCAGTTGGCGATCAGCTACAGCGACCCGCGGTTTCACCGCGGGACGATCTACCGGCTAGCCGGCGCTGCGCCCATGTACACCGACCAGAGCGGCCAGCCCGCTCCCGGCCCAAGCGGCAAATTCGGCTGGGCGTGGCGGCTGGCGGCGCCGACGTGGTCGTGGGATGAACTGGCCGGCATTCGCTCGCGCACGTTGCGCATGTTTTAGTCAATTCTGCAAGTTCACCTTTTCACCGACTCAATCGAGAGGATCACACCGCCAGGCCCGCGCAGATAAATCGTTTCTTCCCCATTGTTCCAGATCGGCTTATCGCCACACTTCATGCCCGCGCCTTGGGGCTGACTATCGCCAGTAGCCACCTGATAGCCCGCGCCAGGGGCAAGTGTCGTGTCTGCTGGCATTGTGCAGAAATCGTCACCCTTGCTGCCATCTAGTCGCCAGCCGCTGATGTCGAGCGCAGCGCTCCCCGAATTGCGAATCTCCAATACTTCCTCCGTGCTGCGATTCACAACAATGACAAGCTGCACCGAAGGGCTGCTGGCCGGAACTGGCGCCGCGGGTGCTGCTGTTGGAGTAGCGACAGCAATTTCTGCACCTCGCGAAGGTAAGGCGGTCGCAACTGCCGCCGGCTGGGTGACCCACAGGCCGCGACCTGCCGCCACCGCCTCCTGCTGTGCAGCGCGGATCTCCGCTTCTTTGGTCACGTCTGGCGGGAACGTCGCCACCTGCGCCCATCCCTGCCGCACAAGCTCGGCGTTGACAAACGTCCCATCAGCCAGATAAACGTATCGTAGCAATCGCCCATAACGATCCGTCTCGGACACATCCTTGACCAGGTACACCGTCTTGCCCATCACCAGCGCCCTGTTGGCGTCGGTCGCCTCATCGCCAAGTGGCTGATCAACTTCTGGCGTGTTCATCAGGATGTAGCGCAGCTTATAGTCCTTCCCGTCAATTCGCACCGTAATCGTGTCGCCGTCCGTGATACCCGTCACCTGCGCCGCCACAGCGCCAGCAGGAGGGCCGGCGTTCACTGCTGGCGCCCGTACAGCGCCGCTCAACTCCACTAGTGAGGACGCAATCCAATTGCCGCTGTCGAGTTTGTACCATGTGCAGCCATCATTGCAACTCGTGATGGTAAGCTCATCGCCAGCCGTGACGCCGCCTACCCTGGCGAAATTCGTCCCTGGCCCAGCGCGCAAATTGGCGTTGGTCGCAGCCGTCCCCTGAGCAGGGAAAGCGATCGACTGAGCGGGCGGCGCCGCGCCAGCGGGCAGCCAGGCAAACAGAAACACAAAGGCTATAATGGCAAGAAACAAAGAACGGAGGCGCGTCATTTCGAGGTCCTTTCAGTGGGTTGCGCTTCAGGTTGCGCCCTGGCATTATAGATCACAAACAAAGTGTGGCGCAAAACGCGGAGGCACAACAAAACGGGCCTCCTGCTGGTCTCTTCAACGGCCAGCAGGAGGCCCAGTCAGGGGGCTACTTGCACAGGGCAGCAATCAACGCCCGATACCCATCCGCCCAGCTCTCCGAGACGCCGGCCAGCCTCACGGCCACGTCCGCAGCGAACTCGACAGCCTCCAGCACCAGCGCCCGCTCATCATCGTTACCCAACTCGACAAGCTCCGGCTGGCGCTCGTAACAAGCCGTAACGGCAAAATAGCGGATCAGGTCAGCAGGCCCGCGCGTAATGTCATCAAGCCAAGGCTCATAGAGCTTGCTCGCCGCGGCCGGCGCTGTTGTCTTGCGCCGGATCGCCTCACCGATCCAAGGCGGCGTCACCGGGGAGACTACCGGCTCCGGCTTTTCTCCCCGCTGCGCCTGAAGCTGCTGGGCCGCATCCAGCACATCTTGGATCGGAATCTTGCCGTCCAGAATGTGCTTGATGGCCGCCCATCGTCCTGAAGCGGTGGTTGGTTCAGAGGTCTTCTTGCTGCCACGCATGATAAGACTCCTTGCGATGATAACGGCAAGGCCCGGCGCCCAATGGTTGCGTGGCAGCAACTTCGACACAAAGCGGTTAAGCCGTGTGGGAGTCCCATTGAGCGCCGGGCCTTGCCGACGAAGTATAGATCGAAAGCAACAAAAAACCGCATTGTGTGTCCTTACGAAGTGTGCTGCCACGCGTTCCTTCGCCCCCTGAGCATATCACACTTTTGGTGTATTCGTCAACGGGATTGGCCCTACATCCTTTTTGTGTTGATGCACAAATAAAGTGTTGACACCCCACAAGAAATGTGGTATCTTGAGTGAGGCAACCTAAATTTTCTTTATGGGGAGGTAAGTATGCAGAACAGCAACGCTCCAAAGGACATGGCGGAGCAAGAAGAACACCGCCCCCAGCGGGTTCGCGTTGACCGCAATCGCCTGGAAATTCTCATGCGCGAACGCGGCTTCACGAACGTCGGTTTAGCCGAACGTCTTGGTAAGCACTACAATTCCATTCAGCGCCTCAAGAAGGTTCAGTCCATGCCGCTGACGGAACTTGGCGAACTGTGTGATGTGCTCGCATGTCACCCGTTTGACCTGATCGTAGCCGAAGGGTTCCCGGAGCCTTTCTCCCACGCCCCGGCCAGCCATTGAACATCACACTCGTCGTAGAGTGACGCAGCCGGGGCATAAAAAGCGCCCCGGCAACAAGACCAAGGCGCTTTCTCAGAGCGCAGCCTGCCGAACTGTTTGAGAGGACGAGGGCGGCAGTCTGCTGGACAAACACACCGGTTAGCCGGCGTGCGTGTTTCGGTTATTTAGGGGAGAACTCGTCAGTCAGAGAATGGATCATCCGCAGGACGCCGTCCACGTCTCGCTCGTCTCCTGTAGCCTCTAACTCGGCGCCAAGGGCGAGAACATCACGGAACCAGGCATCATGCAGATCGGCCATTTCGCCTTGCGAGAACACCCCTTTATCGACCAAACGGCGAGCCAACAATCTGAGAAAGCTTTGTATAGCCAACATCTGGATTTCGATCATGGCGTGCAAAGTCTCAGAACTGAACAGTTCCTACCCCACCGACTGCCCGACCCTGCACCGGGTGCGTGAGCAGTACGCCGGCTGGAACGCGATACTCGACAAGAAGCTTGGCTACCTGCGCTACTACCGCCAGGTGGATGGTCGGCAGGTCATGCTGTACGAGCATCACCTGGTCGCCCAGGCCGCCTATGGTGACATCCCCCAGGGCCATCACGTTCACCACGTCAACGAACAGCGCACCGACAATCGGGCTGCGAACCTGCTGGTGCTGTCGGCGACGCAGCACGCCGAATTGCACATCGAAAGCATGGCGGTCGGTCGTTTCCGTAAATTCGGCATAGTATGCTGCCGCGAATACGTGACCGTCTCCTGTGCCCACTGCGGTCGCCAGTTGCGCCGATTGGCATCCAAGACCAAGAGCCGCAACTATTGCAGCACCGACTGCCAGCGTGCAGGAATCCGCAAAGTCGCCAGGCCAACAACGGACGAACTGAGAACCATGCTCGATACCTCCAGTTACGAAGCCATTGGCCGCCAGTTTGGTGTTACCGGCAAAGCCGTCAAGAAATGGGCCGTCCAATACGGCTTGACTTGAGCACCCCAGGAAGGATTTGAACCCTCGACCCGCCGGGTAGAAGCCGGCTGCTCTAGTCCGCTGAGCTACTGGGGCGTACATTAACAACTTTATAACCAACCCCTCAGAATCAAAGCACCAGCCAACTTATTAGAAGATTGGTGGTCGCAGGTTCAAATCCTCGCCATTACGGCAAATGCACAGGCAGCGACTGCCAGTCCAGTCCAACCTGGGCCAGCGGCGAAACATGCATCTTCAGCAATTCCCGCGCAATCCGGCGCGGGTTGCGGCTCACATAATGCTTTTCCGTCACATCAGCCGACCCCGACGCGTGGCCCAACTGCTTCTTCAGCGTCTCCCGCCCTGCCAGACCGTGCACCTCGTCCCAATAGTCCGACAGGCAGCGCCGGAACGCATGGGGAGACAGCCGCTCGATGCCAGCAGCCGTAGCGTGGCGTTCCACCATCTGGCCCACAGCCACATCCGACATATCAAAGATTGGGCCAGAAACACGGTTCACCGTGCGCAGATACGCCTTCAGCAGCAGCCCGCATTCCGAGCAGAACGCCACCACCCTAGCCCGCTTGCCTGTGCCCTCGGCATCGCCCTTCACGTGGCGCAAATCGCAATAGCCTCGGTGATCATTGCCCAGGCTCAAATTCGTAAGCGGCGTCAGGAACGTCAGCGCCTCCACCCTGGCCTTCGCCACCTCCATGCGCCTGGCCCCGGTGGAAAGCAAAAAAGCCATGCACGCCAGGTCACGCAGCCGCAGCTCGCCAGCCGGCTGCGCAAAGATAGCCCGCATCTCCTCGAACGACGGAAACAGCACATCCGTCGGCACATTCTCCAGCGCCGGGCACCAGTCCATGACATTCATCGTCCCCGTGCAATTGTTCTCATACGCCCACTTCAACACCTGGCGTAAGCGCCTGAAACAGTACGCCAGCGCATTCTCATCCGGTCGCCAGCCCCGCTTATTCCGGTACACCGTGCGCATCCAACGCTCGGCAGCCTGGAACACAGCCGGCGACAAATGGTAATCGTGCTCCGCAGCGCACGACTCCCAGAAAGCCACCCAAGGCGCCAGATACGCCCGGTAGTTAGCGGCAGTCTTCAGCGAAATCGCCCGACTGCTCACCTTTTCCTCAAGGTACAGTTCGATGATCTCAGGCAGCAGCGTAGCGTCGATGGATTGGCGCCGCTCGGGCAGGGAGAGAACTCCCGTTTGCGGTGTCATATCAGTCTCCTGTCTCTGATGAGGATATGTAATTGAGACAGGAAGGGTAGCAGTCATGTGTAGCCTCTCAGTTGCGTTGCAGCTACACCACCATAAATCCAGCCGCACGTACAGCGGCGAAATTTACGCAAAAAGGCCACAAAATCGCCAGGAAAGGACACCATCCATGATCACACCAACAGTCACCACCATCGCCACCCTGGCCGCCCTGCTGGCCGCCTCGTGGCAATTCAACCGCTACATCGACGCCCGCCCCCTGCGCCGCCGCGCCGATGGCGAGACCGCCCTTTGGGTAGTTTTTGGCTGCGCCTACACAGTCACCGGCGCCGCCATCCTCATCGGCGCCTGGGCGCCCTGGCTCCCGCACGACTGGCGTCTCGGCCTCGCCGCCTTCGCCATCCTGCTGACCGCCTTCGCCGCCGGCGGGCTGCCCATGGCCCTCGGCGACCACCGCCGCACCGCCGCCGACCGCCGCACCAGCGAGGCCCTGGCGCGCGCCGAGCGCCATCTGGCAACCGGCCCGGCCTATGACCTATGACCCGCCCGCCCGGCGTCGGCAAAACCCGGCACAAATGGCTTATCGGCGACACCGTCGACGCCCTCCAGCGGGCGCAGGCCACCGTCTCCAAAATCATCGTCGAAGTGCGCCGCGAGCAGGAGCGGCCCGGTAGACCGCAGTTTCAAGACATCGCCATCCTGCTGGCCGAACTGGCCCAAGCCCTCGGCAAAGCATCCGCCCTCGTAGATGAAATGGGCGACCTGGTCGAAAACGCACAAGCGAGCGCCAGCGAAATGGAGCAAGTGCTCGCCATGATCGCCGACCTGCAGGAGCAGGTGCGGCGGCTGAGTGAGAAAGGTTGAACCAATGAAAACGCACATGCGAACGAAAGGAGAGCGCCCGAACCTCCACCTGGTCGCGCCGGTGGATCGGGAACTGCTGGAAAGCTACAGCAGCACCCCGCTCACCCCCTACCAGATGGGGTTTGAGTGCTGCCGCTACCAGCGCATCTACGCCAACCCCTACCCCACCTACAGCGACGCCTGGCGCCGCTACAACGCCGGCCACGAAGACGCCCGCGCCGCAAGGGTGTCCCTATGATCGTTCGTTCAAAGCGGTCGAAACACTTTACCGTAATCGACAACGGCGTACTCGAAGACGACCGCATCTCGTTCCGCGCCAAAGGCGTGCTGGTCTTCCTGCTCAGCAAACCCGACAACTGGAAAGTCAGCGAACGCCACCTCGCACGCACCGGGCAAGAAGGCGTCACCGCCATACGCGCCGCCCTCAAAGAGCTGGAGCAGGCAGGCTACATCGAGCGCCGGCGGCTGCAAGGCGCTGGCGGACTCTTTGAGTGGGAATCCGTCGTCTTCGACACCCCACGTTTCGACACGCCAGCCAGCGCGCCCAAAGCGCCAGAGCCATGCTCAGAAAATCGCAGCGCGGACAGCGAACCATGCTCAGAAAACCTAAGCACGGACACACCACCATGCTTAGATTTTCCATGCGTGGATAAACCATGCGTGGATAATCGCGCGCGAATAAATACTGATCTAACTAGTACTGAACTAATCAGTACTCCCACACCCGCAGCCGCAGCCGCTCCAACCCTGTTCGCCGACATTCCCCCGGTCGAACTAATTCCAGCGGCCACAGCCAAAAAAGCCCTGCGCCTCAAAGCCAACAGCCCCCACATGCCCGCCGGCCTGCACCTGCCTGGCGGCCACATACCGGAGGGCGCCGGCAAAAACCCTGTGCAGGTCTACTACGAGCGATTCAATTTTGGCGATCCAGCAGCGCGCCTGAACCGCCCGCAAGAAGACGACCTCGCCCGCCTCTGTCCCGACCTCGCCCGCCTGCGCGACGTCATCATCGCCTACAGTCGCACCGGCTACCGGCCCGGCAACATCCAGTTAATTTTTGACTGGTACCGCAACGGCGTCCCCAGCAAGGATCGCCCCAGCAGCAGCAAGAGCGCCGGCTACGCCCGGCAAGAGCGCGGTGGGACATCACCGCGAAAGGAAACGCAAGATGCAATCGATTCGGACATGGCTGAGTTCCTCGCCACCTTCACCGACGCCCGCGACGGCAGCCGAGCCATCGCCGCCGACTGAAGCCAGCATCCGCCTCGGGCGCAACAAATGCGACCAGTGCCATTTTGGCCTGCTCGACCCGCCGGCCATCAAAAATGCAATTTGGATGGTTGACGAGCGCACCGCACAGTACGAAGCCGGACTGCTGCGTTTCTGTGACTGCGCGCTGGGCCAAGGCGCCGCGCGCTTCTACGCCCAGCGCAGCGCCAACCCCTACGGCCAGCAGCTTGCCGCCGAAGCCGCCCAGCGCCGGCACGCCTACCTGCTGGGCATCGACGGCCTCAAACCGGACGAGCGCAAAATGACCCTCGCCGCCTACAAAGTCGCCCGCCACAACCGCGCCGCCGTCGAAGCCGTGGCCGCCGGCATCGAGAATGGCGCCGGCCTCGTCACCCTCACCGGCGAATATGGCGTCGGCAAAACCGCCCTGCTCATGGCCGCCGTCAACGAATGCCGCGCCAAGGACTGGACAGCCATCTACATCACCGTCGCCGACCTTCTCGCCTGGCTGAGAGAAGGCTTCTCGCCCCACGCCGAGCGTGACCAGGAAGACAATCTCAGCTACGAAAAACGTTGGCGGCTGCTCGTCAACTGCCAGTGCCTCTGTCTAGACGAACTCACCGCCTTCAGCGTCACCCCCTGGGCGCAGGAACGCTTCGAGCGCCTGATCGACGAACGCTGGCGCTCGATGTCCGACAAGCTCACCGTCTGCGCCCTCAACGGCGAAGCCGAGCGGCTGCCCGGCGTCGTCGGCAGCCGGCTGCAGGACCGCCGGGCCAAATACATCCAGATCGGCGGCGTGGACATGCGCCGCGTCTACCGTGGAGACACCAGAGGAGATGACCGATGAGAGACCTCAACCAGTTCGCCAACGCACTGCGCCGCCTCGCCGAAGCAAGCCCCCAGCGCCAGGCCACCTGCCCGCTCGGCGGCGGCCTGCGCGTCACCATCGCGCACGAAGACACCGTGACCGGCGAGCGCGTCTACACGCTCAGCGCCGCCCGCTACCACACAGCGCCGCAGCCCGAAGACCTCGACCCCATCGCCGGGGCCTTCGGCGCGCCGGCTGGGGCCGAGTGGAACTGGCACGGCCAGGCCAAGAACGGCGGCAAGCTGCACACCGCCTGGTGCAGATGGCACGAACGATGCGCGGCCGGCGAACAAGCAGCGTGAGCGCCGGCTCGACCGGCGAAGGCGAAAGCGCCTACCGCTGTCTCGTCCTCGCCATGATCCAGAGAGCGATCCGCGACCTGCGCCTGTCCTCCCGCCGCTACGAAGCCGCCGACTGGCTCGCTCACGATGGCAGAGAATGGGCTGAAATGATCGACATCAACATCGAAGAAGCGCTTCAGCACGAACGCACCAGACACGAAAGGAAACGCAATGCGACCCCTACCAGCAATCGCAGCCGCCGTCGGCGCAGCCGCCGCCGCCATCAGTAACGCTCTCCGGCGCACGCCGGCCGCCCCGTCCGAACGCGTCGCCTTGCTGCGCCAGAACCTGGCCGTCACGGTCGACGAACTGCGCCACGCGCAGGACGTAAACCGCGCCCTCGAAGCCACCATCGTTCAGCGCGAAGCCACCATCACCGACCTGCGCACCCTCAACGAACGCAACGCCGTCGCCTGCGTCAACCTCATCAAATCGCTAAACGGCGCCAACGCCCGCTGCGCCGAATACAAGAACCAGTTGCGGGCCTCCGGCATCCCCCTGCCCGAACCGCCCTACTTCCTCGCCGTCCTCGACGACGGCAGCGTAGCCGGCCCCTTCGGGCGGAACTGAGGCAGCACATGGTCACACGTCCCGCGTTGCGCTACCACGGCGGCAAGTGGCGTCTTGCCCCTTGGATCATCAGCCACTTCCCTGCGCATCGAGTGTACACCGAAGCGTATGGCGGCGGCGCCTCGGTGCTGCTGCGCAAACCGCGCAGCTACGCCGAGGTCTACAACGACCTCGATGGCGAGATCGTCTCGCTGTTCCGCGTCCTGCGCAACCCGGCCCAGGCCCGCGAGTTGATCCGCCTGGTCAAGCTCACCCCCTTCGCCCGCGAAGAACACGAGCTTTCCTACCTGATCGACGGCGACCCTATCGAGCAGGCCCGCCGCACCCTCATTCGTTCCTTTATGGGCTTCGGCTCAGACGGCATCAAGCGCCAGACCGGCTTCCGCGGCAACGTCACCCGCACCGGCACAACCCCCGCGCTCGACTGGTCGCGGATGCCGCCCGTCCTGGAGCAGATCGTAGAGCGCCTGCAAGGCGTCGTGATCGAGCACATGCCCGCCCTCGACCTGATCGCCAAATACGACAACCAGCAGACCCTGCACTACGTCGATCCTCCCTACCCCCACGCCACCAGGGGAGACGACAACCGCTATCGTCACGAAATGACCGACGTCGACCACCGGCAGTTGGCAGAATGTTTGGCCCGTCTCAAAGGCGCCGTCATCGTCAGCGGCTACCCCTGCGCCCTCTACGACGACGAGCTATTTGGGGGCTGGCGCCGCGTAGAGCGCAGCACCCACGCCGACGGCGGACGCGACCGTGTAGAAGTGCTCTGGCTCTCGCCAGGCGCAGCATTTCAAGGCAACTTGTACGCCCAGTAGCAACCAAAGGAAAGGACACCAGCAATGCCAGAAAAAACCTTCGACGTCTGCGAAACCACCGCCCTCTATTGCGAGCGGTACGGTTTCAGCGTCGTCGTCCAGCAAGTCACCTGGCCCGATGGCGGCGATCAATACCTGCCCAGGGATCACCCCCTCCGCGCCCTCACCCGCGAACGCCGCGCCCTCACCCGCTACGGCGGCACCTCGTCGCAGCTCAGCCGCTGGGCCGCCGAACTGGCTGACACCTACCGCGAAGAAGTCTCCGGCTGGGTGCCAGCCGAGCCGCTTGACCTGCTCGCCCAGCGCAACGCCCGGCGTGAAGACAGCGGGCCGCAGCACGTCAACGCCCGCTGCGCGCCGCTCGACCCGCAGCCGGAGCAGGAACCCGCATCCGACGCCACGCCGGCGGACCCGCTGGACGCCCTGATCCAAGACGCGCCAGCATCCGACGCCACGCCGGCGGACCCCGACCACAACGCCACCGGCGAGACCATGGACGACTTCCTGAGCGGCCTGGCCGGCGACGGCGACACGGAGGAATAGCCGTGACCCATCGCAGCATCATCAAAGGCCTGATCATCCTCGTGATCACCATCGTCGTCGCCTGGTCAGTCGCCAACATCGCCGACTACGCTCGGCGATTCCACGACACGCCCATGGTCTGGTCGCTCGGCGTCGCCCTCGGCCTCGCCAACGCCCTCGCCGTCTACGCCTTCGTCATCGCCCGCACGATCGACGTGCGCCGCCCCGCCGTCGCCGGCATCGTCGTCTTCGGCGGCATGAGCGCCGTCCTCCAAACGGGCCTTTACTTTGTAGACGGCGCCAACATCGTGGCCGCCCTCGCCTTCGGCTGCTTCGGCCCCGCCGCCGAGGGCCTGCTCAGTTGGCTGCACGCCGCCCTCAGCGAAGAACCGCAACACACCCGCAAAACTGCGTCCGCACAGCGTGAACCGCAGCGCCCGCAACCCGCAGCGCACCCGCAGCGCCCTGCGCAGGAAACGCAGCCGCCCGCAGCCGCCCCCGCAACCAAGCCCGCAGCGCCCGCAGTCAGCGAACGCGCCCGCACCGCCCACGCAATGTCCCAGGCGCAGCGCCCGCAAAACGAGATCGCCCAGGAACTCGGCGTCAGCCTGCGCACCGTCCAGTCCGACCTGCGCCTCGTGCGCCAGGCCCTGCTCCAGCAAAACGGAGTGAGCCATGACTAACGCCGAAATGATCGCCGCCCGCCAACGCACGGAAGCCCGCGCCCTGCGTGAATCCGAACTGTCCGGCTGGCGCAAGCCCACCGGCCACACGCAGAGCCTGGTAATAGTCGCCCGCGGAGAACTCACCTGCCCAAACTGCGGCGAAACCTACGGAGCAGCAACCGGCAACATCAGCACATCCGAGCCATTCTGCTGGCGCTGCGAAGGCGTCAACGGCATACCCACCGTCGAATACCTCGGCCTGCAAGAAGGAGAATACCTGCTCCTATGAAACTCTGGATCATCATCGCCGCCGCCGGCGTCATCGTCCTGCCGCTGGCAATCTGGCAAGCCCGCGCCGGCTGGCGCAGCCAAACCCTTGGGTGGTGAGCATGGGAACGCAAACGCGCTACTTCCAAGCCGACGTGCTCGCCGCCGCTGTCGCCGCTGGCAGCCTGGCCGGCCTCTACTGGTACATCGAGGCCGAATTTCCCAAGCGCCTGTTGCCCGTCGGCATCAAGCGCCGCCAGCCCGCCCAGTGGCCGCACGGCTGCATCCCCGTCCTGCCCGCCGGCCCCGACGTGGACGAACAGCGCACCTGGGCCGAGCTGCTCGCCGAACTGTTCGCCGCCGGCAACCGGGGCAGGGGCATCGAGTTCCGGCCCACGCTCACCGACGCCAGCCTTCTCGCCGGCCTGCGCTGGTACGAATACGGCGAGCAAGTGAACTACCAGATCGACCACATCTGCCCCAAGTGTGGGCAAGTGCAAACCGTGCCCGTGGGCGTCAAGCCCCGCTGCGAATGCTACGAATGGTAAAGGAATGGTAAAGGAGAAGGATACATGGACAACGACAACGACCTCAGAGAGCGGCTAGCCGCCGTCCAGCACGAAATTTGGGCGCACTGGATGCGCTACCTGTTCAGCCGCACCCTGGGCGGCAACGCCGAGGGCGTGATCATCCCCAACGACCTGGTCATCCGCTGGCAGCGCCAGGCAGACGCCCCCTACGCCCGCCTGGCCGAGAGCGAGCGCGAGTCCGACCGCCACCAAGCGGACAAAGTGCTCGCGATTTTGCAGCCGTACATCGACCAGTTGAACGCAGAACTCGCCGCGGCCGCGCAGCGCGCCGACGAATACGCCAGCTACTATCACCACGCCTGGGACGATTGGGCGATGGGCCTGCCGGTCCCCATGTCATTTGCGGAATGGTCGGCAGCAAAATCGGAAGAAGACGAATTGAGCAATGCACAAAGGAGCCAACCATGAACGACCAGACCACCGAACGCCAGCCCGCCTATGAAGGCTACGCCATCATCGAACTGATGGGCCACAACACAATCGCCGGCCACATCAGCGAAGTCACCATCGCCGGCGCCGCCATGCTGCGCGTCGACGTGCCCGCCGTGGGCGAGCAGGCGGCTTTCACCAAGTTCGTGGGGGCATCCGCCATCTACGGCATCACCCCCACCACGCAAGAGATCGCCGAACGCGCCGCCCAGCGCCTGCACGTCAAGCCCGTCAGCGTCTACCTGGTCGAGCCGGACAGTCTGGCCGGCGAAGAGCGGGAAGACAGCGAGGAATACGAGATGGACGAGGAAGCCGACAACCCATTCTAAAAATGTAGACGGGTGCGGAAGGGCGTTGAAGCGCCCTTCCGCACCCTGAACCAAACGCGGCGAGAATCGCGCCGGCCTGGCCTGTAGCACAGTCTAACAGGCCACCCAGCCAACCCGCCAGCCAGCGGGTTTTGTTTTATAGGAGAGCGTCATGCCAATCCAGCGCAGCAACATCGAACCCTACTACGTGCCCGCCCAACCGCCGGCTGCCCAGCCGCAGCGCATGGAAGCGCGCCCCACGTTTGAAGGCCAGAGCGGCGCCGGGCGACTTCTACTGTTTGCCCTGTTCGCCATCGTCGCCGCCGCCGCCGCCCACTTCCTCGGCGACATGGAACGCCTGCGCGCCATCCTCCTGGGCATGGCATTCCTCATCATCATGTGGACAGTCGATCTCGTCTTCGCCACCGGCTTCGTCCACAAATGGATGGAGCAGCGCACAGAATCCAAGCGCATCGACGCCGCCATGATCGACGCCGCCGCCATCAACGAAGCCCAAGACGAAGCGATGGAACTCCTATGGCAAGAGCTGCAGCGCCTCGAGCAGCGCCTCGACGCCATCGAAACCATACGCATCAGCGACGGCCGCACCACGCGCGACGTGCACAAAGCCGACACCGTCGATCTGCGCATCCGCCAGTGGATCACCACCGACATCTTCAACGCCAGCGGCGCAATGATTGGCGTGCACCCAAACAGCCAGCTAAAGCGCTCCGTACCCTTCAAGGAGTCATCACCCCAGGACAGCGACGAATACACCGCCTGGCGTCGCCTCGTCGCCGCCGGCCTGCTCGGTCGCAACGGCAACAACTACATCTGGACTGGCCCCGCCACATTACCGCTAGCCCTGGAGAAGCTAGCCCGGCTGGGCGCACAAAATCGCAGCTAGGGGGGGTGTCCCACCCCCACCTCCCACCCCGTAAAGGGGTTTTCACCCCTCCCCCACCCCCTTCAGGGCAGTGGGGGAGGATAGAGAAAGGACACAGACATGACACTGCATCAAGCGCTTGGCTACCAGGTCGCCTGGGCCATCCTGATCGCCGCCATCGCCAGCGCCAGCGCCGTCAGCGCCGCCACGCTCATCCTATGGCGCAAACACGTGCGCCACGGCCACATCGATGGCCCCTGGCGCGTCGCCTACACCGCCCTCGTGCTCCTCGTCGCCTGGTACGACGCCACCACCCTCGCCTACTACATCGCCGGCAGCAACCCCGCCGCCGTCATGATCGCCGCCCTGTGGGCCACCGTCGCCATCGCCTGGAGCGTCCACGCCATCAACAACCGGCCCGGCGCCGCTGCCCGGCGCACCGTCACCACCACCAGCGCCGCGCCCGACGCCTTCGCCAACGCCATGCAGCGCAAGCGCGCCGCACGCTACACCTACACATAGCGCGGCATCGCCGCCGGCAGGCCCTGATGAAATCCAACGGGATCGAGACCCATCAAGGAGACAACCATGAACGACTATAGCCCCGACGCCGGCGGCGGCTGCCTGCTGCCCCTCGCCGCCGCCCTCATCATCGCCTTTGGCATCATGATGTCATTAGGCGACCATACGAGCAGCCACAACACAACGCCCGTCCTATCTGGCAACGAAGTCATGAGCCGCAACCAGATCAACGTCCTCAGCGACGTACAAAACAACTACTACGACTGCATCGGCTCCTACTCCTGCGTCACCACAGACAACAGCACCGTAATCACCAGCACCACCAACGCCCCCGTCAACGTAGACGGCGAGCGCAACACCATCTACAGTTCCAGCGGCCAGTTGCTCTGCCCCAACCCCGCCAACCCCAACCAATGGGGCGACGTAGCCGCCTGGTGCGAAAGCGCCGGCATCACCCAGCCCCAGCCCTGACCCCCGCCCCTGCGTCCGCCGGCCACCCCCAGCCGGCGGGCGCAGGGCATAGGAGCCAACTCCCACGCAGAAACCTACGATTGCCCTCCGACTTTGATTATTGCAAAATTCAGTATTGACAATGATTCTGAATTATGCGATAATCAGAATTAGCAAGGGGGACGTACCTCCGAGCGGAACCCAAGGAGCGAAAAATGACCACCTACACGATTAGCGAGAGCATCCGCCGAGAGATTGCCGAAGCCATTATCAAGGAGTCACATCCCGGCTACAGCCGCGAATTCATGGGCTGCCACTATGCGGTGGACACCGACAAGGACGGGATGTTTGACGCCGTGATGTTCAGCCAGGACAATGACCCCTGGTCGCCTTGGGCAGATAATGCGGTTGCGATTCCGGTCGCTGACCTGTACGACGACAGCGACGACTTCAGCGAAGTTGAAGAAGGCTTTGAGGAAGATGCCATCGCCTTTGCCGAGTCGCAGTTGCCCGACGAGTGGAACGACGGCGAGCCGGAGCCGGAACCGAATCCCGACACGGCTGACCTGCTGCACGGCCAGTGGGTGCTGTACATCCAGAACCCCGAATCCAACGACGTGCAGAATTATTACCTCAAGGCGCGCTGCGACGACAAGCCCTACCGCACCGAGACGGAAACCGAAGAATTTGACGGCTGGGTAGACTTCGAGCGCGATGGCTTCTACGTGCGCGACCTGGAGAGCGCGAACAAGGTTATCGCCGCCCATAGCTGGACGGGCGAGATCGTCAAGGTTATTTTTATCAACTGAAGCTGCCGACCAGGGGAGGGGCAACCCTCCCCGCTACATTTGGAGGAACCAATGCCAGGCAAACCAGGAATGACCGGCCCCAACATGGGAGGCGCACGACCCGGCGCAGGCCGGCCCCGCAAACGCTGGGTATTCCAGCCCGCCGAAATGGTCGCCGTGGGCGTATACGATGCCGCTGGCAATATGCAGCGGATCGACTACTGCACGGCGGACCGTGACCCGGAAACGGGCAATCTGCGTCTCCTGCGCCACGACGGCGGCTGGTACGAGTTGGGCAATCTGCCCCGGCAGGAGGCCCACGATGCCTCCTGACCGTGCCACACTCGAACGTTGGGGGGTGCGCTGGGACGCCATCGCCAAAAAGGCTTACGCCGAACTGGTGGCGTCGTACACGCCGGAGCAACGGGAAATGATCGCCCGGCGCACGGAGGCGCAGCGCCAGGCCAGGCTGTGCGGCCAGCGGCTGCGCTGGCCGGAAGGGCGCGCCGCCGGCTACTCCAGCGCCCAGCCCGCGCTGGTCAGGTGGTCGACCGAGCCGCCCGCCTAACCAACAGGCCAGGCCCGCACCCTCGCGGCCTGGCCTGTTTTATTCCCCCCGCCTCCCCTTGCCAATCACCGCCTCGCCAATCTACAATACCCCCACAAACAAAGAGGACACCCGCGGCTGCTAATCGACAGGTGCCCTCTCATTCGCCATAGGCTGGCTTTGCGTTGTCAGCCCCAGGGTAACACACCCGGAAGCCCACAGTCAACATGCGCAACACCCTCTACTACGGGGACAACCTCGCCATCCTGCGCGAGCACATCCCCAGCGAAAGCGTCGATCTCGTCTACCTCGATCCCCCCTTCAACAGCAACCGCAGCTACAACGTACTCTTCAAGCACGAAGGCGGGCGCGAAGCCGAGGCCCAGGTGCAAGCATTTGGCGACACCTGGCACTGGAACCACCACACCGAAGCCGCCTACCGCGAGTTGACCACCCGCAGCCGGCCCGAAGTCGGCGCCATGATCGCCGCCATGCACGAGTTCATCGGCGAGAACCAGATGATGGCCTACCTTGTAATGATGGCCGCCCGCCTGGCCGAGCTGCACCGCGTCCTCAAGCCCACCGGCAGCCTGTACCTGCACTGCGACCCGACAGCAAGCCACTACTTGAAGGTTGTGCTTGATACGATATTTGGCCCTGACTGTTTTATAAACGAGATAGTTTGGCAGCGCACTGCCACCAAAGGGGATGCCCGCCGAAAGTGGGGAGCTGTTCACGACCTGTTGCTTGTGTATTCGCGCCAGCAAGATGAGAACGTTTTCAATCCTCAGTTTGCCGACCAAGACGATAGCTATCGTGGAAGATTCGTTTACGACGACAACGATGGTCGCGGTCGCTATCGGCTCGCTCCACTTGACAGTCCGAACACACGCCCCAACCTGACCTACACCTACAAGGGCTACCAGCCACCAGCAAAAGGCTGGCGCGTCAGCAAAGAAATAATGGAGCAACTGGACTCCGAAAACCGGCTTGTTTTCCCAAAACATGCAGAAGGGCGGATTGCCCGAAAGCACTACCTAAATGAGCAAAAAGGGAGAAAGGTAGCGGATGTATGGACCGATATTCCGCCGCTACAAGCCTCTGCCGGCGAGCGCCTCGGCTACCCCACCCAAAAGCCTGTCGCCCTCCTGGAGCGCATCATCAGCGCCAGCAGCAACCCCGGCGACATCGTCCTAGACCCCTTCTGCGGCTGCGGAACCACCGTAGCCGCCGCGCACAAGCTGGGCCGCACCTGGCTCGGCATCGACATCACCCACCTCGCCATCGCCCTGCAAAAGTACCGCCTCAAAGCCGCCTTCGGCCTCGTCGATCGCAAAGACTACGACGTAGTGGGCGAGCCGGTGGACCTCGCCGGCGCCCAGCAACTTGCCAGCGAAGACCGCTACCAATTCCAGTGGTGGGCGCTTTCGCTCATCCAGGCCCAGCCGCTCGGCGGCGACGGCGAGAGCAAGCGGGGCAAGAAAGGAGCCGATGGCGGCATAGACGGCGTGATCGCCTTCATCGACGACGCCAGCGGCAAGCCCAAGCGCGTGATCGTCCAAGTCAAAAGCGGCCACGTCACCGCCGCCACCGTGCGCGACCTGCGCGGCGTCGTCGAGCGGGAGAAAGCCGCCATCGGCGTGCTCATCACCCTGGAGCAGCCCACCGCACCCATGACCACCGAAGCCGCCCGCGCCGGCGTCTACCAGTCATTCCACTGGGGCGAGTTTCCCCGCCTGCAAATCCTCACCGTCGAGCACCTGCTCAGCGGCCGCCAGCGCCTGCAAATGCCCCCCCAGGGCCAGACCTCCGTCACCTTCAAGCAGGCGCAAAGAGAGGAAGAAGCGAAGCCGGCGCAGCCGGGATTGGGGTTGAAATGATCGGCTGGGAGTGGTTGGTAGCAGGAATAATCGTCGGCATCGTTGTGGGATGCCTAGCAGGTATTCTAGTGGGCGACGCCCTCGCCCGGCAGCAAGAGCCAGCGCGCCACAAGGCGCAGATCGCAGAACTGAATCGACAACTCATTGCGGCCCAGAAAGAATCTGAAATCAATCGGCAACTTAGGATGCATGTTGCCAATGAGGCTGATGAAGCAGCCCAAATCCTATTTGACAACCTCGCTGCGGTCACGTCTGCAATAGGGGATACGTCTCAGCGTCAGAAGTTAGTGGAGTGGGCCGCGTCGAGAACGCGCTACAGGGTCAATTAGCAGGAGCGACGCCGGCGTCCCTCTACCGCTCCGTCCACCCAAACCAAAGCACCCCCGCCCGCAGCAGGAACCGCGCCACGTAGCTGAAAAACACCCCCAGCAGCGCATACGCCACGATCAGCGACAGGCGCAGCCCCAGCGCCATGTCGCTGCGCGGGATGACCGGCGCCGGCCCCGCCGAGATCGCCAGCAGCCCGAAATACAGCGCCAGCACCAGCCAGCCGCCCCCGCCAAACAGCAGCCAGCGCAGCCGCAGCCCCAGCCAGTAGGCGTACAAAGTGATCATCCCAAACGTGAGCGATAGAACACTGGCGAGAGTGGCGGACTCAAACGCCAAGGCGCTCGTATGCATTACATCCTCCCGGCCAGCGCATTGATCGCCAGCGTCAGCAGCCCACTGGCCGCCAGTAACCCCAATCCCATCACCGCAATCTGCCAGCTCTCCACGACGATAGCGTGTGGTTTCGCCGCCGCCGGCGCAGCCGCAGCAGCAGCCTCCAACTGGAGCACATACGCAGGATCGACCTCGATCCCATACTCCCCGTCCCCGCTGGCAGCGTTGCGATACGCCTCCATGATCGCGCCCGCGTGCCCGTTGGTCAACGACTCATAAAAAGCCAACGGCATCTTCCAGGCGTCCGCATCGTCGAGCGCAACCTTGCAGTGGATCGCATAGCGCACCCCGTGCCACACCGCATAGCCCGCCAGCCGGCCCGCCTCGCACGAATTGAAGAAGATCGTCTTCGTCCGCTTGAGCCTGGCGATCTGCGCGATATCCTCCGCCGGCAGAACCATCCCGTTCGACAGCAAAACCCCATCCGGCCCCGAATGGCAGGCGAAATGGATGATCGCAAACGCCGTCTCTCGCGCGCACTGGTAGATGTCCGCCGGCGTCACCAGCCCGTGCAGCACCGACATATGGTGCAGCCGTTGGATCTGCCGAACTTCCGGTATGACATTCAAATCCTGGTCAGGCGCCACGACCAGCACGCGCATAGACACTCGCAATCCAAATTGCCGTAGCTACCGCTCCCGCACCGTCACCATAATCGTGCGGTCATCCTGCAGCCCGCCCGTCGTCGCCACGCGGCAAGTCACCCCGTAGCTGCTCCCGTCCACACCCCCGCTCAGCCAGGCGGTGACGGCCTGCGCCGTCACCTGCACACCGTCCACCGTCAGCCCATCCGGCGAACTCACCGTCGCCGTCTGGATAGCATCGTCTCCCAGCCATCCCGACCAGTCCCAAACATACGGCAGCCGGGCGTCCGGGTCCTTCAAAAACGTCTGCGGCATGGCCGCCTCCTACAGAGCGAAGATGCCGCTGGCGTTAAAAGTCAGGTTGATATTGCCGCCGTTCGGCGTGATCGGCAGCCCCGTCCCCGTGTCGAAAAACGCGATCAGCGGCGACGTAGCCGGGTTGCCCGTGTCCTTATAGAGGATAGCCGCCTCCACCGTGTTGCCAGTCACGCCCGAAAACGTCACGTCGTCCGCATCGAACACCCCGTTCGTGATACTCTTATTGCTCAGCGTAGCCGGCGTCCCCACCACGCCCGACACGCTGCTGTAATACTGGTGCGCCGCGCTATAGGTGTACACGCCAGTGTCAACCAGCGCCACCTTGATCGTGTCCGTGTCCAAGTCGATAGAAGGATTCTGCGACAGAAAAGCCTCTTTCGCCTTGGGATAAATCACATTCGCCATGCTCTACTCTCCCTGCACCGCATAGGTGCGATCCTCATACCCTGCCGTGAAAGTTCGTTCCTCCGCGGCCACTCGAAAAACGCGGCTGGCCGGAATCGCCAGCACAGCCGCCACAAACAACTGCGCCGCACTCGGCAAGAAGCCCAGCGCCGCGCCCTGCGCCGACCCATCCCCCAGCGCCAGGCCAAACACCTGCACAGAACTGGCGACAAAGCCGACCGCCACCGTCGTCGCCCCCGCCGTCACCTCCAGCCCGAACGTCTCCCCGCCGCCCCCCAGCAGCGGCAGCGCCACATCAGCCGCCCCGCTTACCGCTGGCCCATACACCGCCGCGCCGCTCTCGATGCGCGCCAGCTCCACCCCCACCGCGCCCGCCGCAACGACAAGCGCGAACACCTGCGCCCCGCCCGCCAGCAAAGGCAGCGCAACCGTATCCGGCGCAACCGCCGCCAGCGTGGGCGCGAACGCCTGCGCCGTGCCCGCCAGCAGAGGCAGCCCAGCCGCAACCGCGCCCGCCGCGCCCGTAACGGCGAACACCTGCGCCCCTGCCGCCGCGAAACCCAGCGCAACCGACACCGCGCCCGGAGTGAGCACAGGTGCATAAGCCGCACTTCCACCCGCCAGCAGAGGCAGCGCCACCGTCGCCGTCCCCGCCGTCACCGTGGGCGAGAACGTCTGCGCCATGCCCGCCAGCAGCGCCAGTTCCACCGCAACAGCCCCCGCCGTCACCGTGGGCGCGTAGACAGTCGCCATGCCCGCCAGCAGCGCCAGCGTAATCTCGTCCGCCGCCTTCTCCAGCAGCGCCACCGCATCCACCCCAGCCCACGGCGGCGACAGCGTGCGCGTTGCCCCGCCATTCACGCTGCCGCCCGCCTGCGTCGCCCCATCCGCCGGGCGCAGCCACTCCAGCACCCACACCCCCGGCAGGCTCGCCAAGTTGACAGTAAAACTACCGCTGCCATCCTGGTAGGCCAGCACCTGCGCATCGCTCGCCAGCGCATAGCCCGTGCTGCTCAGGCTGTTTTGCGGCGCAGCCCCGCGCAAGTCGAGCCGGGCGGCATAGGCCAGCGCATAGCCAAGGTTAGCCCGTATAGCCTGGTGCGTCGGGCTGTTGCGCGTATCGTTGCCATACGTCTCACCGGCATACTCGTCCATATACCACGGGTTATGCCCCCGGCAGAACGCCCGCCAAACCCAAAGCCGGTCGCTCGTCAGCCCAACCCAATGGTCAGTATCCCCGGCGCTCGCCTTCGTCCCCGGCGCCGCATCCGGCGTCAGATCATCCGCCAGGCTCACCCAATCCGCCGTGCTCGCCAGGATGGCCGCATTGTTGTTCCCCGGCCAGGTCGTCGTCAGCCCCACCAAGTGCTGCTTACCGCCGCTCTCCTGCGTGCGGATATAGCCCATCAGCGCAACCTGCCAGGCGAAGCTGCTGCCATCCTCCTCGTTAGCGATCTCGTAAAACACATGGTCGAGGTCCGCCAGCGTCTCCAGCACCTTGGCGACATACGCCTGCTGGAGGGCATAGACCGCCGCATTAGCCGTGTTGCGCGTCTCCAACCCGGCATTGTCGTCGTTCGTGTCGCCGTCGATGCTGTTAATATTATTCCCGCTCGCCATCGGGTGATACGGCCACGGGTTATACGCCAGCCCCTTCGACGACACATGCCAGCCCTGGAACAACTGCACGCAGACATACACCCCAGCATTGCCCGCCATGATCGCCCGCTCGCGCAGCCGCGCAAAGTAAACCGCGTCAAACTGCGTCAGGTCGAACTTAGCCCGCCCGTCCGCCGCGTTCCCTGGCCCCGTCCGCGCCCACGGCAGCGGCCCGAAATACTGGTCAGCGTCCCCCCAGTAGCGGCCCGTCTCAAAGCTCCACAGCTTGACAAAATTGCACCCGCGACCCACCACGTCCGCCAGGTACGCCGCAAAATCAAACGGCTGGATCGGCAGCGTCGGCCACGAATCCGACAAACTCGGCCACACATGGAAGCCCGCCAGCATCAGCGTCCCCGCGCTCCCCGTGTAAAACCAGCGTGCGTTAGCCGCGTCCCGTTGCAGCACGCCGCCAATGCAAGCCCGCGCCAGCACGTCAGGCGCCAGCGCCGCCGCCCCACTGGAGAGCAGCGGCAGCGTCACCGCAGCCGCGCCAGGCAAAAACGCAGGAGCATAGGCTGACGCCGCTGACGCAATCAGCGGCAGCGTCACCGTCTGAACAGCCACCCCGCTCACCGTTGGGCCGTACAGCGCCGCCGTGCCCGCCAGCAGAGGCAGCGTCACCGTCGCCGCCCCCGCCGTCACCGTGGGCGAGTACAGCGCCGCGCCGCTCGCAACCTGCGCCAGCGCCACCGTCTGCCCGCTAACGCCCAGGTTGCCGCCCTGCCAATCGTCGAGCTTGCACGCCGTCTCCAGCCCATAGCCGCAAATACCCGCCGCCCCGCTCGCAAGGCTGCTGTCGTTGACCGTCCCCAGGGCAGCAATCAGCGCGCCGTTGTGTTTTGGCGTCAGTGTCGCGCCGCTGACCTCAAGCCGGATCGTGTCGCCATTATTCCAGGCCCCCACGCCGTTAGCATAGGCCAGTTCCGTCCAGACGCCGCCCACCGACTTGAACAGCCAGATATGTTGGCCGGCGGACTGATAATACAGCCCATAGCAGTTGTTCCCCGCCGCCACGCGCACAGCCACACCGATCTGCGAATTGTTCGCAGATCCGCCGCCAACCAGCTTCCCCTCGCTATACTGGTCAGCAGCAAACGCGTCAGCGTTCCACCACGCCAGGCAATCAGTGCTGCCGTTGTTGGGCACGACGCAATCAGCCGCCGCGTCAACAGCGAACGCCCCGCTGCTGATCGTCCAGTTAGCGCTGTAAGTTTGCAGAGCAGCGTTCGCCGCCGCCGTGAAATTATCGCTAGCCGGCAGCGTCATTCCCGCCCTCCATTGCCAGATGAGGCATATGATTCTGCCAGACGCTCACAATCTGCTCCGCCTCAATTTGACCCGCCAGCAGCGCCCACATCGCCGCCATCGCCGTCGTGCGAACCCCCAACTTTTCCAGCGCACTGTTAGCATAGGTGCTCACCGTGCGCCAGCTCAGCCCCAGCGCATTCGCCGCCTCGCGGTAAGTCAACCCCGCGCCCAGCAAAATCAGCACCTCCCGCTCGCGCGGCGCGAGGCGCGCCAGCGGCAGCGGAGCAATCAGCCCCCGCCCGGCCAGGCTCACCAGAGCGCGCGGGCTGATCGCCTCCACACGCAGCGCCCCCTCGGCCACCGTCACCAGCGCCGCCTGCATCACATCTCACTCTCTGGCGCAACCAGGTCAACCCGCTGGCGCTCTTCGACAAGCGCCCCCGGCCCTGCCGGGTCCGCGAACACATCGAACACCGTGCGGTCGTCCGCCGTCCACGCCGAGCAGAAAACCAACCAACCCGGCGCGTCCACCCGCTCCACGCACGTCACCCGCTCCACAGGCGCGCCCGCCGCCCGCAGCGCCCTCCACGCCTCATCCGCCGTAAAATAATCCCCAGGGGCTGGAGCAGCCGGAGCCATGCGGGCGCAGCCGGCCAGGGCCAGGGCCAAAGAAAAAAACAGCAACCATTTTTGCTTACCCATGTAGTCCCTATCCCACAACGAGCCAGTTAATATTCGTGATCGTGGTGTTGCCGGTGAACGTCAGCCGCAGCGCCCCCGACACGATCGACGCCGTCACAGTCAGCCCCAACAACCCCGCCAGCATCGTGCCGCAGATAGCAACCCCGGCGAACACCCCGCCACTCTGGTACGCCACCAGCGTCACCCGCCCATACCCCGACTGGCTGGCGCTCGACACAAATAGATGGATGTCGAAAATTCCCGACGCCGTAAACGCCGTCGGCAGATCAAGCTGTGGCGAAATTGTGCTATATGCAATGTCCAGCGGCCCTGCGCTAGCCAGATTCCCTGCCGCCACCGAACGCTTGACGCGCCGCGCCGTCGCCGCCCCCGCGTTCAAAACCCCCAAGCGCGCCAAATCCACGCGCCTGTCCTTGTCCGTAGCCGGAGCACTCGCATCGACAACCCAAAAACTATCCCCGTCCGTTGGATCCGTGCACTCATTCAACTGCTCAATGTACCTGGGCATTCTGTCCCTCCTGCGTCCCGTCGCCCACCTTTTCCGCCCCTGCCTCGGCAGCCTCAGCAATCAGCGATCTCAACGTCAGCACCGCACCCTCCAGCCGCAGCCGCTTCTCGCGCATCGCCTCCTCTTTCCGAATAGCGTCCCCCAACATAGCCTCAGTTGCCGTCAGCCGCTTCTGTAAGTCCTCCACCATCCCCCCCCTATCCCAGCACGCTAAAACCAACATCCGCCTGTGCAGGCGGCGCAGGCGGATCATCCCGCGGCACACCCGGAAATAACTCATAGTCCGTCACCGCCGTCTGCATCCCCCTCACGATCTGAACCGCAGCCATCATATGGCCGATCAGCGCCTGCTCAGCGTCCAGCACGCCCGCGCTGCGCGCCTGGTGATACTCCGCCACCCCATTCAGATCGCCACCCGGCGCCAGGCGTTGAGCAAACCGAGCATACATCTCCAACGCCACAGTGATCGCCCGATACGCAACCCCCACTTGGCTGCGAATGGCATACTGATCATCCTTATATTGCATCCACCTGGTTTCGCTCTCCAGGTTGGCCGGGTCAATCACATACTCCCCGTTCATGCCGTGCTCCTCAAATTCATCAGCCCCACATTGCTAACCACGCCGCTTATATTGATCGCCCTCTCCACTCCAGTAGCCACCACCTCGATTGACGCCGAAGACACCGCACCCGCATCCTGTTGATGGCTCGCCTCCAGCCGCACCCGCGCCGCCTTGCCCGCAAACCCCGTCAACGTAGAAGCCGCCGCGCGAATATGCGTCTCAGCCCCGCGCTGCGTGCGCAGAGGCGCCGTCGAATCCGGCGCATTATTGTTATAAACAGCCACCAGCGGATCGGTCGTGTCCGTGAACTTCATATTCACGCCGCCGATCTCCACGCCCGCGCCGTTCACGAACCGATACCCATATTTCGTGTTATACAACCCGTCAGGCGCCGTCGGGTTGACCATCGCCCCCAACTCATCCAGCACCAGCGGCCCAGCATAAAAGCGCCCGTCGGCCCCACTCGCATACCAGCGAGTAGCGCCATAGCCATCGCGTCCCCGCAGCGCATTCGCCGCCGCACTATACTCCAGTGCGCTCACCCCCGTCGGGCTGCCAAATTTGAAATCGCCTCCGGCCCCCAAGTAAAACGAAAACGACCCCGTCGGCCCGCCCGAATAGTGGCCGATAAAATCCCCAACCACATACATCCCCGCCGCCGCGCTCCGCGCCTGAAGCGCAGCCAGGCTGCTGTCCAAAAATTCAAAATTCTGATTGTCCAACCCAGGCGGTCCCTGGCCGCCCACGCGGCTCTTCGTCAGCGTCTGCACGCGCATCAACTCCGCAGTTCCCCCGCCGCTTCGCCGCACCGACACCACCCAAACCAATGCAGCCAGATCAATAGCGTCACTCATCGCCGAGTGCTCGCCAATCGTCGCCACATTCCCCGCATACGACACCGCCCCCGGCGTCAGCGGCAGCGAACGCGCCGTGAGCTGCGTCCCGCTGCCGCTGGCCGAAGTCGTCCGCACATCCAGCACATCCCCGCTGCCGCTGGCCGAAGTCGTCCGCACATTAGTCAGCAACTCAGAAAGAAGGTCAACGCCAAAAGTCCCCGGGCTGCCGCTGCCGCTGGCCGCCAGCGCCCCCGCACCCTCCCACACCTGAACCACCGCCCCACTGCCCGCATAATTCGTCACAACTCCAGCATTTGAAGCCGGCAGCGCATGAGCCTCATTGCTAAACAGCACCGTCAGCGCCGGCAGACCGTCAGGCCCCGTCGCGCCCGTCGGCCCCGTCGCGCCCGTCGGCCCTGTCGCGCCCGTCGGCCCCGTCGCGCCCGTCGGCCCTGTCGCGCCAGTAGCGCCCTGTCCGCCCTGCGCCGCCAGCAACTCCCATTTCGCCCCGTCAAACGCCCCCGCCGACGTGTGCGCAGTCACGCACACATAGCTGCTGCCCCCATACTGCACAACATCCTTGTACGCGTAAGCCGTCGCCGCCGCCCAATCGCCGCGCCAGGTAATCGCCGCCGCCGTTCCATCCGGCAGATTCAAATACCCGTAAATCGTCACGCTGCCCGGATACCCCGGTGCGCCAATCTGCAAATTTTTAGTTTTCGGGTCAAACCGGAACGCCGTCATCGCATCCTGGGCAATATTCGTGCCCAGGCGCATCGCCCCACTCGCCGTAATCTGCGCCGTGTCATTCGAGCCATCGTTCCACAGCGAATCAATCCTGAAGCTCTTAAGCATCAAATTTGAAGCCACAAAATACGGACTATTCGCATCGCTCAAATCCAGCCCTGCCACCAGCCCCCACTGCACCATCCCAGACACGCCCGGCAGCCCCACGCCATCCAGCCGCCCCAGCCGCACATGAGGGTAAATCTCCCCCAGCCACGGCCGTTCGCCAACCGTGAAAATATCAATCAGCGGCCCATAGGGGTCGTCCGCACTCAAGCGAATAGCCCCCTCGCCAGGTCGCCCATACCCAGCCACCGCCGCCCCAGCCGTCAGCGTAACCGGCAGCGAGCCACTCACCACCTGAACGTAATACGCCCAATGCGTGCCCCGATCAGCCGCCGCGTTAACGCGCATCCAAACGTCAGTCACCGCCGTCCCCGTCCACACCTTGCAACGCAAAGTCTCGCGCGGGCGGAAAATTTTATAATGCCCCGTGTTTGGATTCTTAATCTCCAGCACATTCTCGACAGAGCGCGCCGTAACGCCCGTCCCGCTGCCGCTGGCCGAAGTCGTGCGATAATCCAGATACGCCTGGTCGCCAAACGCCGTCGTTCGCACATTCACAACTGCCGGCGTGCTATTGCTAGTCAGCGCAGCGTCCAGCTCCAACGCACCGCCTGCAGGTGTAATCAGCTCAGTGCCATTGCGCACCGACACCTCATCAAACACCATCACCGTCGCGTGCAGCTCGCCGCGGAAGCGCCCGTTGTTCGCCTCCAAATCCCCCCAAGGCGTCATCTGCCAACCAGTCAACCCGCTCACAAATCCCGGATTGCCGCTTTGCAGATTGCCCTCCGAGTCGAGGACAATCAACTCGTCCCCCACCTCGTCCTCCACGCGCCAGATGCGACCCGTCTGGCCCGCCTTCTGCTTCAACCTCTGCGTGTGATCCGCATTATTCGCCGCGCGCACATCTAATGCAGCGCCCTCCGGCTCCCCATTGATCGCCACCCGCCGGTTCCCGGCATCCACACGCAGCAAATCCGTAGCAATCGCAAAATCCCCATCTGCATCTAGCGTCCAGTTTGCAGCTTTCAAGTCCATCCCAAAATTGATCGGCTTCACCCCGGCAAAATTGAGATCGCTGCTACTCTCCCCAATCGTATCCGCGCCAAAATCCGCACTCACCAGCTTCAGCGCGCCCGCCGCCGTCATCTCCCAACTCGTCCCGCCGATAGTAGGGTCAAACCAAACCGGGCTGGCGCCAGCCACATTCAACTTCCCGCCCGACTCATAGATCGTATCCGCGCCAAAATCCGCACTCACCAGCTTCAGCGCGCCCGCCGCCGTCATCTCCCAACTCGTCCCGCCGATAGTAGGGCCAAACCAAACCGGGCTGGCGCCGGCCACATTCAACTTCCCGCCCGACTCATAGATCGTATCCGCGCCAAAATCCACCGTGCCCGCATACACAGTGCCTGCGTACAACCCCACCAGCCCAAGCTCGCCCAAAGCGTTGGACTTTAAGACCGCCTCCTTCACCGCCCCCGACACATCGGCCAGCGGCATCAGCAGCCCAGGCGTGTCTGCCGCAATCGCGCTAAGCAGGCTCCATTTCGCCGCCGTCAGGCTGTGATCCAGCAGGCTCAGCAAATCATGCTGCCGTGCGTGGTGCGCGTTCGCATCCAACACATGCGCCGACAGGTCAACCCCGTCGATAGCAATGCCATCATCGACCACCAGGTTTCCAGCCAGGCTGCGCGTCCCATTGCGCAGCAAAAACTGCGGCCCCTGGTCATCGCGCAGCCCCCCCCTGTGCAGGGCGCCCCCCAACTCATGCTCGCCGACCGCGCCGCCCCCAGCCGCCAGGCTGGCCGCCCGCACCAACCGGCGCACCTTCGGCTCGATCAGCGGCCACAGTGCATCAGCGTCACGCAACCCGCTCACCTCTCAGCCCCCCTGGCATCTTGCGCACGCGGTTAATGCGCAGTTCCCCTGCGCCCCAATCGTACTCCGCCTCCTCGATCAACACCGGCGCCACCCGCAGCGCCGCCCGCGTCGCCTCCGAAAGCCCTTCCGGGCGCACCCACTCGCCCACCGGCAAATATCCCCGCGGCAGCCGGCCCCCAGCCGCCTGCCGCAACACGCCATCGCCCCCCCACAAAAGCACATCTCCGCCAGGCGCCGTTGTAAAAATTTGCAGCACTCGTTGCGGCGTCACCTGCGCCAGCAGCCGCTCCCCCGCCGCCGTCCCCGAATCCAGCAGCTTAAACAGCGCGTCCAGCGCCGTCTCGTCCTCATCTCGATACGGATTCGTAACAATCCCCGTCGCCGCCGGCGCATCGATCGCCGCCAAAAACTGGCCGCAATCAGCCACAACACGTCGCATCTGGCTCGCCGTGTCCTCTCCCGCCCACACGCGAAACGGCAAATACTCGCCCAGCGGGTTAGCCACCCACGCACTCCCCGTCCACGCCAGGCACGTCCCATAAGCCGTAGGCGAAAGCTGAACCCGATAAAAATTAACCGCGCTCGCCGCTCCCGCCCGCGTGCACGTCAGCCAGTAAGTCCCCGCCGCCAGCGTCGTCAGCGGCAGCGTCACCCAACGCCACGCCAACGACTCGCCCACATCAGCCGTCGCCAGCGCACCCGTCGCCAGCACAGCCCCCGGTGCGCCGCTGGCGTCAGCCCGCACCTGAATCACAAAATCGTCCGCCGGCGCGCCCGTCTTCGCAAGCTGGATCGCCACCTGCGCCACATCCATCGCATTTGGCAGCACAAACGACTGCGCCAGCACGTGCCCGGTCAGCAAAACAGACACCCCAGCCGCCGCCCCCGGAGCCTCAAAAACAGCAGCCTCCCGCGTAGGCAGCCGCTGCGCCTGGTACAGCCCGATGGTTGGCCCCGTCGTCTCCGCCGAGATCGCCCCACTCACGCCCGCCGAGGTGCGCAAGTGATCATCCCCCGCCGAACCAATCCGGTGCCACCGGCTGTTAGCCGCCGACCCCGTCACCAAGAGCCAATGATCCGCCTTGAACTTCCCCAGCCCATCCGCGCTATCAAAAATGTCGTCCGACGGCTGGAAAGAAATTGTGTTGTTCACATAGCTCTCAACTTCCTCCGCCGTCCCCTCCGCAACCGTAAACGACTTATTATTTCCCACAGAGCCGATCACCGTCACGCGAGCGCCCGCCGGCAGTCCGCCCAGCCGCCCCCACGCATCATGGATAGCCCCATCGCCAAAACCAACCTGGTTAGAGCCGGCAATCGACCAGCCAATTGGCTGCACCCTGCCCGTCTCCCCCTCAAACTCCAATCGCCCCTCCAGGCGTCGGAACATACGCCACCGCAACGACTCCATCCAGCCCACGCACACCAGCAACGCCCGGCTCTCGCCATCCCCGCCCAGGCTCGGCGCCGCCGAGGCATTCGCCAGGTCATTCAGCAGCGTCGTTCGCCGGCCCAGCGCCGCCGCCGTATACGCAGTGCCCGCCGAGTCCAACAGCTCCTTAACCCCATAGCGCGCCACACTCTGCGCATCCTCCGCCCAGGGGGTCGTCTGTCGCTCGCTCGCCCCGTCCGCCGTGGGCGCCGCATACGCCACCGCCACCCGGTTCGCCACGTCGTCCAGCGAAACCGTATACGTCGACGCCCCGGCGCTCAGCCGCACCTCGTTCACATACCCCCACCAAACATCCATCCCGTGCTCGTTGCGCACAAACACCAGCCGGCGCAGCCAGTCCAGCGTATCTTCCAGCGCCAATGCCGGCCCGCGCACCTCGATCTCCGCCACATCCGGCCCGCCCATATCATTCGCACGCGTAAAAGCCGGCGTCAGCGTCAGCTTCGCCGGCGTCGGTCCCCACTTCCCCGTCAAAATATCGTCAGGCGGCAAATAGACCGGCATCAGATCGTCAGCCTCCGCGGCCGGTAAAAAGCCTTTACGCTCAGCGTCCAGTTCGCCGACGTGTCAGGCCCATCGTGGAGAAAGTACAACCGCTGCGCCACGCCCGGAAACACATGCAGCGGCAGCGTGTGCTGCGTATAGATCGGATGGTTCGCCCCGCCCTCGATCAGATACTGCAACCCCTCGATCCCATCGTCCACGATCCAGTCGTTGGCCGCCACCACCATCCCCCGCTGCTCGATATGTCGGTAGCACAACTCGTCCGCCGGCGTGAGCTGGATGTAATCCAAATCCACCGTAGCCGAGCTATCCGACCTCAAAAACAGCGCCAGCGTATTTTGCGCCCACCCGCTGCTAAACCCGCCAGGCGGCAGCGGCAGCAGCCCCAAATCCTGCACGTGGCTTTCCTCAACACCCAGCTTCACATCGTGCGCCGTGCGCGCCAGCGTCACCAGCCCGTAGTAATCGCGCACCTCAGCCCTGGCATAAATAGGCGCCGCCCCCGTGTAATTGCGAAAGCGCGCCAGAATCCGCATATAGCGCCCCGCCGTCGCCCCCAGCAGCGCCGCCGGCAGCGTCCACGTACAATACAAGCTGACCCCCGTCAGGCGCAGCAGGTTGCCGTTACTGCACGCAGCATCCGCCACCACCGCACCCGCGCCATTGCTGCGCGCCTCGCCCTCCAAAAAGTGACTCAGCGCAGGCGCAAACACATTATTCGCCAGGTGGAAATGCGCGTACGACCTCCCCGCCCCGGACGTATTGCGCATGTGCACCTCCAGCGGCGCCGGCAGCACGCCCCCCACCGCCCCCGCCGCAATGTCCGTCCAGTTATCTCGCCCCGTACCCGTGCCATCCTCACGCATCCAGACCGTCAGCCCCGCCGTGTTGTTGCTCCCGTTGCCATTCGCCAGCGGAATCTGCGCCCGCGCCCCCTCCCACCACGGCACGCGTTCGATCAGCAGCGACACCGGCATTTTCGCCTGCCCAAACGCCGTCATCGCGTTGCGCCCAAGCTTCGCCTCGCCCGCCAGCACCTCGCTGCGCCACGCCGCCGCGTCGCCGATGGGCTGGTACAGGAGAAACACCCGCGGCCCCACGCCGGACACAGCCCGCCGCCGCGCCGTCAGCAGCATCGCTTCCAGAGCGTTATGCGCCGCCTTCACCGCCGCCGTGTTCGCCCCATACAGCAGCAGTTCCGCCGTCTCCCCCACCGGCTCAAACTGGTTGGCGTCGTCGAGCTGCGGCGTCTTCGGCGCGTAGTGCTGCAACATGGCCGGCGCCGTGCTCAGCGGCAGCGTCGTCGTCCCATCCGTAATGCTCAGTACGTGCGGCATCAGCCCCTGCGCCTCCGCTCCTGGATGTCCGCGATCTCGCGCGCAAACCGCTGCACATCCCGCTCATTGCGCAACGTCGCATGGTTGAAGATCACCGACACGCCGCCACCGCCCCCGGCCAGCAGCGCCTCCGAATCGCGCCCGTTGAGAATCTGCGTCCCCCGCGGCAGCCAACTGCGCCCCCGCGGCAGCACAGCCACCTCCGCCGCCACCTCGCTGGCGTTCACCAACCCGCCGCCGAAATAGCTCGTCCCGACCGCCTTATTTTCCTCCGCCGGCCCGCCCAGCCACGGAGGCAGCGACGGCAAACTCGGCCACTTAAACGCAAACAAATCATTCAACCAGCCTGGCATCTCAAACGACGGCCAGTCCCAATCCAGCAGGTCGCCAACCCAGGAAGGCAAAGAGGGGAACGACGGCCAATCCCACGCAAGCAGCCCGTCCAAAATCTCCGGCAGACTCATCTCCGGCCACTGCCACGAAAGCAGCGACTCCGCCCACGCAGGCAAATCCAGCTCCGGCCACAGCCACGCCAGCAGTTGCACGATCCAGTCCGGCGCCGCAAAGTTGATCGCCGCATCCCCGCTCGCAATCGCCTTGATCTTCTCCAATAGCGTGTTGACGTTCGTCACCAGCCCCTCGACCGCCGTCGCCGCCGCCCCAAATCCCCAATCCGCCAGCGTCGTGCTCACGATCTCCCCGATGGCCCCCAGCGCCGTCTGCACCACCGTCAGGCTGTTCTCAAACGACCCCACCACGATGTCCTTCACGCCCTGGAACGCCTGGCCCAGCCCCTGCATCATCAGCGTCGGGTCATTCGTCACCAGCCCGTTAAACGCCGTGCCCAACCCCGTCACAATCTCGCTCAGCCCGGACAGCACCGTCGTCAACTCGTCAATAAACGCCCCTGCCAGCGGCGCCAGCGCCCCCAGCAGCCCGTTCACCGTGTTCGTCAGCAGGCTCAGCGAGCCGGCCAGGAGCGCAGCATAAGCGCCCGTCGTCACCGCGCCCCCCTCGCCGCCGCCGCTGAACAACCCGCCAATCGCCGCCGCCAGTTGCAGCGCCGCCTCCTTCAGCGGCCCGAACTTCTCGCCCAGCGCCCCAAACTGTTCCGGCAGCCCGCCCACCGTCTCCTTCAACCGGTCAAACGCCGGCGCCAGAAAATCCGTAAGCGGCTGGAACGCAGCCTTGACCGCATCCACTTGCGCCGTGATCTGCGCCGGCAGCCCCTCCAGCCCAAACGCCGCCAGCAGCCCGCCGCCCAGCCCCGCAAAAGCGTCCGAGGCCAGCAACTCGCCCAGCGCCGTGCCCATCTCCCCGAACTGCGCCAGCAGCGTGTCCTTAAACTCAGCCAGCGACACATCGCCCGTAAACAGCCCCGCGAATGATTCCCCAATCGCCCCCAGCGACGCCGTGATCTGCTCCTGCGCCGCCGACCATGTGTCCGTCGCCAGGAAGGTGTTCACCGCCCCCTGCGCCTCGCCAAACGCCGAAGCCGTCGCGTCCACCGCCTTCTGGATCGTCGCAGCCGCCCCGTCCACAGCCGCCGCCGCATCCGGGAACGACGTGCGCAGATTCTCCACAAACGCCGTCGTATCGCCCGTCTGCACCAGCTCGCCCACCGCCGCCACAAACCGGCCCAGCGCCTCCGCCGCCGGCTGCATCCAGCCCGGCAGCGCCGAGAGGAAATCATTCAACGCATCCCCATCCGTCGCCGCCAGCCACAGGTATTGCGCCAGCGTGCCCAGCGTCGTGCGGATGCCCCCCACGTCAAACGCCACCAGCGCCGCCAGCCCAGCCGCCACCAGCCCCAGCGGCGAGACGAGGAAGCCCAGCGCCGCGCCCAGCACGCCCACAATCGGCGCCAGCCCCGCCAGCGCATTCATCGCCATCCCCAGCCCAACCAGCAGCGGCCCGATGGCGGCGACGACAGCCGCCACGATCACCCCCATGCGCAGCAGCGCCGGGTTGTTCTCCGCCAGATCAGCAATCGCATTGCGGATCGACTCCACGCCCGCAATCGCCTGCGCCGCCACTCCCTTCAGGTCAAACGCCTGGGCGATGGCGTTGCCGATGTCGATCATGCTCAGCGCCACATTGTCCTTCAGCGTCGAGAAGAGGCCCGACAGCGTCACACTCTGCGCCGCCATCAGCCCCGAAAACTTCCCGCCCTCGCCCGTCAGATAGCCCAGCGCCGCCTGCAGCTCAGGAAAGCCGACCTTGCCTTCCTCAACCATCCCGCGGATCTCGCCCTGCGCCACCCCCATCGTTTCCGCCAGCGCCTCCATGATCGGAATCCCGCGCGTCGTAAACTGGTTGATGTCCGCCGTAAACAGCCGGCCCTGCACGCGCGCCGTCCCATAAAGGTACGCCATATCCTGGAGGGGCACGCCCACCCCCGCGGCAATATCGCCCAACTGGCGCATCTCGTCCGTCAGTTTCCCCGCGTCAGACCCATACGCCAGCAGCATCTTCGACGCCTGCTGAATCTCCGACGACTCAAACGGCGTAGCCGCCGCAAACTGCGCCAGGTCAGCCATCAGCGTTTTCGCCTTCTCCGCCGACCCCAGCATCGTCGTAAAAGCCACCTGGAGCTGCTCGTTGTCCGCCGCCGCCTTCAAAGCCGCCCCCCCGATCCCCAGGATCGGCAGCGACACCCCGGCGGTCATCTTCCCGCCCAGGCTCACCAGGTTGGCCCCCGTACTCCGCAGCGACTGCTGCGCCTTGCTCAGCGCCGCATCAAGCCCCTGGGTGTTGCCGATGATATTGATCGCCAGCGTCGCAATCGTCGCCACGTTAAGGCCCCTCGTCCCCCAGCGCCTCGCGCAGAGTCGCCTCGAAGATCAGTTGGTCTTCGTCCGCAATCTCGCTCGATTCCAGGCTGCTCTCGTCATACTCGTCGCCATCCCCATCGCCATCCTCGTCGGGCAGGATGTCGTCAATGGAGACAGCCGGGGAATCCTTGCCCCGCACGAGGTTGGCGATCAGCGCCATCAACTGCGCAAAGCGCACATCCATGCGCCGCTCGCCAAACCCGTACAAATGCCAGTACACCTGCCATTCAGACCACGCCCGGCTGCTGATGCCCTCCAGCATGGCGTCCACATCCGTCTGGCCCAACGCCAGGGCCAGGGCAAACGCTACGCGTCGCTCTGGCCTGCGCTGAAATTTCCCGCCAGCTCGTCGAGGTCCTCCTCGCGCAGCCCGTTGCGCTCCTGGATCGCCGTGAAGATGCGGTCGATAGCCTTGGCGTTCAACTCGCTGATCGCCGTCACGTCTTCAGGCCGGAAGATGGGCAGCCCGTTCTCGTCTACCACGCACGCCGCCACAAACTTGGCGCGAATCCCCTCCAAGCTCGTCTCCTTCTTCAGCTTGCGCTTCCCCCCCTTCCCGATCACCAGCCGCTCCACGACGCAGCTCGCCTCGATGCGGTCGCGCTCGCCCGCCGTCAGGTCCTTGATGCGGACAGCCCCCCAGCCGGGCAGGTCGCCCAGATCGATCTCAGTAAAACCAGCCTTGGGCGTGCCAAGAATCTGGTCGCGTGTCATCACTCCCATGTCAGTCCTCGCAAATGCTTACGGAAATTTACGGAATGGTCGCCAGGGCGCTCGTGTGCTTGATGCCAAAGAACTTCGAGTCCGCCGAGCTATACAGCGCCCGCCCCTCGAACATCACCGTCGAGTTAGTCTCCCCCTCCTTGTTATAGGGGCCGACCTTGTCATACTTCCCAGCCAAGTCAATGTCCAGCGTGTTGACGCCGCTGCCCGGCGCGCGCAGCCGGATCAGCCGATAATCCTTGCTGTCGTACTTCGCCCGTTCCGCCGCCACCACGCTGGCGCCCGTGTTCTGCTCAACCTCAAGGGTCAGCGCAAACGTGATCTCCGGTCTTCCGAGCTTATAGGCCGCGGAATAGATGTTCCCGTCGCCCACCGGCACCCACTCGATGTTAGTCTTCCACTTGATGGAGGCCGCCATCAGCACGCCCGTCTTCTGCGTCGTGCCAATCGTCCCGCCGCTGTCGTCGATATACAGCAGCGTCTTGGCGAAAAGCGCCGGGTCAATCCCCGGCAGCGGCACGTTCGCCGTGAATGTTCCCGCCGCGCGCCTGGGCGCCGTCCACGTGCCGCTAAGCTTCCACAGCTCGCCCTGCTTGCCGCTCAGCTCCCACTCCTGCACCAGCGCATACGGCACATTCACCACATCCGCCGTCACCCGCTTGTTGCCGATGCGCAGCGTGTACGTCTTCAGCGTCGGGTCCGTGTCGCCAAACACCGCGTCATACTGGCGCACATACGTGCCCGTGCCCGTCGGCGCCACCACGCCCATGCTCGCCTGCAGGATGTGCGGAAGCTGCAAAATATTCAGCGCCGCCGCCGGGAAAGGCACAGTCACGCCGTCCCAGGTGATAAATTCCTGCTGCGTGCGGCCAAAAGTGCCGATGTCCTCCTCGATCTCCTCCGTCTTGCGGTCATCCTCAAACGACCCGAACGGCCCGCGCCAGATGGTCGTCGCCACCACCGCCGTGCCCTTCGTCGTCTCCTGGCCCATCTGGCACGCATTCAGCGGCCATTGCCCGTATTCCTGCGGCATACCCTATTCCCCCTCGCCGCCGGTCTCCCCGGCGTCCTGCCCGTCCTCGGCGTCCTGGGCGTCCTCCTGGGCCGGCGTCTCAACCGGCTCATACAGCGCCGAGCCGGCGATCACACCCCAGTGCTGCGCCGCCTCCTCCGCCGTCAGGTCGCGCGCCGGCACGCCGATAAAAAACGACCCGCCGCCCACATAGCGCATCGCGCCCGCCGGGCCGGCCCCAATCTCTGCGCTCACTGGTGCACCTCCGCCACTATCGGAATTTCCTCCACGAGGTACGACTCCCCCGGCGCTGTCACCCCCACCCGCGACCGCCCGTCGAACATCAGCGTCGTCCAAACCTCGTTCACCTGGTTGTTCGCCATCCACGCCGTGAACTGCTGTTCCAGCGCGTCGAGTGCGTCTTCGGCGTCCGCCTCCGTCCACCCGCCCTCCTTGTCGTAGTAGAGCACCCACAACTGCGCCACATAGTGGAAGCGGGAGCGAATGCCCTGTTCCGTCACCTGCGGGCGCTCGCTCCCCGCCGTGAAGACCAACACCGCCGGCCACTGGCTGCCGATGTTCGCCTTCTGGTGGCCCACCACAAGCTGCGCCAGCGTCATCGCCGGAGCCAGCCCCGCCACGATCGCATCGCGCACCGTCTCGCGGTTCCTGACCTCGCTCACGCCGGAATCTCCTCAACCGTCAGATGCGTAAACGCCCGTGAGCAGGGGCGACCCGGCGCCCAATTCGCCGCCGCCCGCACCTGGTAACTCTCCCCATCCATCACCAGCGTGTCGCCGGCAAAGATCGCTTGCTCGCCCAGCACGAACGTGTCATGCATCCGGTAGGGCGCGCTGCTGGCCCCCGTGCGCTGCAAGATGGCGTTGATCGTGCCCGGGTCCGCCGGCGTCAGCGGCGTGCATTGCAGCCCCGCCAGCACTTCCACCGGCGCGCCCCGCTTGCCGCCCACAATCGACGCCCGCTGCACGCTCGCCGTCTTCTTCGCCATCATCAGCAGGCTCATACAGCCCTCAGCGACGCCCGCTTGGGCGCATTCCCCGTCAGCGGCACGGCCAGCCATTGCCCATGCCGCGCCGCCACGTTTGCCCGCTTCTCGGTTACGATCTTGTCCAGCCGGTCGGCCAGGCTGCTGTAATCCTCCTGCACCGGCCCGGCCTTGACGGTCACCGCCGTCCAGCCCGTCTGGATCGACTCCAACATGCGCAGTTCCACCAGGTCGAGCAGCGCGTCCACGTGGCCGGCGCTCACCGCCTGCACCTCGCCCGCCGTCGCCCCCAGCACGCTCGCCGCCGGATACCCCAGCGCGCGCAGCGCCCACGCCGTAGCCTGTTCAAAGCTGGGCGTGAACGCGTCGCCGGCCAGCGTCTGCGCCTGCGCCAGCAGCGCAGCCAGGCGGTTGCCGACAATCTCCCGCACCTCGTTGGGTGAAATCACGACGCCTCCGGCCTAGCCCTTGCGCTTGCCCTTGCCCGTCTCCTGCGCCTCGTGACCCGTCGGCGCATGGGGAACGCTCACAGTCAGCACGTCCCCTGTCTGCTCAGGCTGCTCAGGCTGCCCAGGCTGCCCGGGCTCGTCCTCGCCGCCCTCCACAAGCTCCAGCTTGTCGAGGAAACCCGCGGCCTCCGCCTCGCTGAGTTCCACCAGCGAACCCTCCGGCAGCAGGACGGCGCCGCCAAAGGTGTACCCGGTCTTGACCATGTACCTCATCGCAGCGTCGCCTTCACGGTCGGCGTCACCGCCCCCGCCGCAGTCACCTGCACGCGCACAAACTCGCCCGCCAGCGGCGCGCGAATCACCCCCGCAGCCGAGGCCCCGGACAGCACCACGCGATAGGTGTAGGCCGTGCTAACCAGCGTGCCCGTCATAAACCCATGCTGCATCTCGGTCAGGTTCGCCCACGTCGTTTCATCCGGGCTTGCCTGCACAGTCACCGTCACCGTTCCGCTGCTGCCGGCGTCCGTCCACACAAACACATCCGCCCGGGCGTAGTTCGTGATGCGGGCGTTGTCGATCCCGTTCACGTTCAGCGGCGCGCTGCTGAACGTCGTCCCCGTCGTCACCGCAGTCGGCCCGTACAGCGTCACCGTGCGCGGGCTTGCCACCGCCCCAAACTGCGCAGCCGGCGCAGCCGTTGCCGGCTGCGTCAGCCCACCCAGCACCGCGGCCCCAGCCAGCACGAGCAGGGCCGCCACCATCAACGCCGCCAGCCAGCGGCGCACACTCAAGAAATTGCTCTGCATGTCTCCCCCTTACGCCCCGGTGGCGTGCACGATGCCCGTTTCCTCGCCTTGCCGCGCCTTGATCTTCGGCGCCACGATGGTCAGCACCTTGAACATGGATTCGACACCGTCGCCGCTCGTCCACTCGCGCGTCTGGATCGGCATCGCCTCGGCGATCTCGATGTACTCGCGCGTAGCCTGCAACAGCAGCAGTTCGCCGTCCGGCAGCACGTTCGTCGGCAGCATCCGCACGTCTTCGATCATGGGCAGGGCGCGCAGCACGGCCAGCGGGGTGTCGCCGCTGCCGTCGGCGTAGCGGAACAGCGCCGCCTGGTTGTACTGCGTCTGGCTCACGTACAGCAGGAAGGGGCCATAGTTGTTCTGCACGTTGGCCGCGTTCACCATCCCCGCCACGGTCGCCAGAATGTTCGTCGCCGTCCCCCAGTCGCCGCCGCCGAAGTTGGCAGCCGTGTCCGTCCGGCGCTTGGGGTGGGTGCGCAGCCCGTAGATGGGCCGCCCGTTGAGTTGGATCGACGCATTGCCGTTCATCACAATGCTTTCGACCTCCTCGGCCACCACGCGCGTAGCCTCCACAGCCGCCGTCACGTCCAGCCCGTCGCCCAGCCGGCGCGAAGCCGCCAGCGTGCGCCAGTCAATGCTGAACTCCTTGTAGATGACGGGCACAGGCACGGCGTCCTGCAACATCTCAGGCAGGTCGCGCTCAGCCCGCCCGCGCCCGGTCATGTTCACCGTCGCCCGCGTCATCTGGCTCGCCGTGTACCAGCGAGTTTCGAGGCTGCCCACGCCGCCCAGCGGCGCCGTCAGCCCGCGGCTGCGCAGGTCGTTCACCACGCGCAGCGGGTAGGTGGCCGCAGCCAGCACAGCCCGCTCCACCTCTGCCCACTCGTCCTCGCTCAGCATCGAGTTGACCGCCATAGCCGGCTGGCCGCTCTCGTTGACGCGCACAAACTGGCCCAACTTGTTGATGCGGATGTCGCCATCGCGCGGGCTGAAACTCCCGCGCAAGTCCTTCACGCCCGCCTCCAACGTCAGAACCGTAGATTTCTCAGCCATCTCTCACCTCTCAGGCCGCACAGGGCCTCTACGCAATGCGAACCTTCACCCGTGCCACCGCAGCCGACGCGTCGGCCGCTTCCTCCACAACCGCGACCAGCGCGCCCGTGGTCAACGCCTGCAACTCGCCGCCCGTGGCCGCCTCCAGCTTGTCGCCCACCGCCACGTTCTGCCCCTGCTTGAGGAACATGTAGAGCAGGTCGCCCGGCTGCGGATAGACGAACGGCACAAAGTCGCCGGACGGAAACGCCGTGTCGATGTTCTGCGCGTTGTTCGCCGGGTTGCGGAACCCGTGTTCCACCGCCACCATCACGACGTTGTTGGCCCCGGCCGTGCCGTTCGGCTGCACCTTGCCCGTCGAAAGCAACTCCAGCAGGTGCCCCGGCTTGATCGTCGCCGTGTTCGCCTGCCGCTCGAACGCCGGGCGCACCAGGTCGCTCAGGGCATTGGTTTGCAGCATGATCACATGCGGTTTTGCGCTCGCCATCTCAGTTCCCCTCCCCCTTGGCCCCAGCCGTCGCCGGGGCGAACACACGCAGTTCCTCGCCGCCGGCGTCGGCCACCGCCCCGCCGCGCCCCACATAGCTGGCCGGCGTCAGCGAAGCCTCCAGCTTGCCGAGCTGGTCGAGCGTCATCGCCTCCAGATCGGCCTTCCCGAACGCGCAGCGGCTGTTGGCGGCCAGCCGCGCCACGCTCTGCGCCTTCTGCCGCTCGCTGTTGGCCTTGACGCCGCGCACCGCCTCCATGAGCGATTGCACCCCGCCAAACTCGCGCACAGCCTGCGCCAGTTCGAGCAGTTCCGCCGGCAGTTCGACCGTCCCCTCCAGCGTAGCAGCCGCCTCCTCAACAGCCGGGGCCTGCGCCTCCGCCGTCTCCCCCTCGTTGACCTTGGGCGCGCCCTGGCAGTTTGCCTTTACAGCCGCGGCCCCCTTCTTGTCCTGAAAATCCATCTGCGCCATGTCTCCCTCCGAATTGCCCGCCGGCGCGTCGCGCATTTCGCCGCGCAGCGGAAACACGATTGTCTGATCGCCCCAGCTCAGCGCCAGCCGGTCAAAGACCAGCGTGCGCTGCGCCGGCGGCGCCAACTGCACATCGGCTGTCGATGGCGCATAGCCCAGGGTCACATGCGGGATGTATCCCCAGCGTCGCGGCACCTCCAACCCCAAATCCCACTCCAGAACTTCCGCCACACCCGCGCGGAACAGGTGCAGCCCCTCCCCGTCCAGCAGGAGGAACACCGCATCCAGCCCGGCCTCCGCGTTGGCAAAGCGCCCCACGCCCGCCACCGTCGCCGTCAGCAGCACCTGCCAGCCGGCAAAATCCGCCAGCCGCTGCGCCGCCGCGTTGAACTCCGTCCCCACATCGGGAATTTCGCCCAGGTACGCCAGCGTCACGTGCAGCTCGCTCGCCGGCAGCACCTCGCCGCCCTTCGGCATCGCATCCGCCGGCAACGCCAGAGCCTGCGCATCCTCGTCGCGCAGGTAGAAAGCCACCATGATCGACTGGCTGAAATCGAGCGCGCTTGCGTCGCCCTCGGCGTTGGCCGTCAGCCGGTTCACCCGGTTCGCCCCGCACCCATCCAGGACCGAGCAGGAGCCGATCTCGTCCGGCAGCAGCGCCACATGGTCAGGGCGCAGGTTGCGCTGGATGGCGCTGTACGCCTCGCCCCCAAACTCCCCCGCCGCCTGCTCGAATTCGCAGAAGTAGGCGATGCTCACTTCCATCACCTGGCCCGCTTCCAGGCGGTTCAGCGCCAGCAGCGCATCGCCGCCCAGCTTCTGCGCCTTCGCCACGTCGAGCCAAAGCTCGCCCTTCAGCGCATCGCCATCCATGCGCGCATTGAAGAAGGAGCCGAGCACGCTGGCCTCGATCACCGTCGGCGCATTCGCCGTGATGTAATGGCCCTCGCCGTCTTCCGGGTGGCGCAGGGGGATCGGGCGCCCTTCCCAGGCCCCGACAAACTTACCCAGTTCCTCCTCCGGCAGCAGTTCGCCATTGCGCACGCCCGCCACCATCGCCACCACCGGCGCAACCGCATACTCGCGCCCGTCCAGCGTGCGCCGTTCCAGCCGGTTGGCGTGCAGCGTCGCGGCTGCAACCTGCATTTCGCTTTTGCTCTCGCTCCCCACACGGGCCTCCGGGGCACAAAAAAACCGGCGCAGGCAACCCCGTAAGGGATTGCCCGCGCCGGTCATCACAATCTGCTGCGTGATTCCGAGCGCCAAGCCGCTCCAATCTGCTGCGTGGCGGCATAGCTCAGTTGTTCAATCTCAGCATATCACCCGCGCCGCGCGGCGTCAACCATCTTCATCAACGTTCAACGCTGTTCATGGCCTGCACCGTCCAGAACAGCACGCCGGCCTCATTTTTCGTCACCGTCATCAAGACGCGCGCCCCGCACGGCAGGTCGTCAATACGCCTGGCAATATTGCGCAGGCTCACCGGCGACGTGTTGGCCGCCCTCACCGTCACCGACGCCTCCTCGCCTGCCGCCCCGGCGCCCGCACGCTGCTCAGTCATCAAGCCCCCTGCCGCCCTGCGGCATCCACCAGCGCCCGCTCCACGCCCCGCACCGTCAGCGGCAGCGCCTCCCGGATCACATCCTCGTCCGTCTGCCAGCGCCCCTGATGCACGCGCGCCTGCAACTCGCGGCTCTGCACCCATGGCCCATAGCTCGCATTGTTCCCCACCTCGCGACCCACCCAGCCCGGCCCGCTAATGCTGCGGCTCGTCCACCGGCTGCCCAGCTTCTCGCTGCGCGGCGGCGCCCCGCGCACATAGGTGGAGTTCGGCGGCGGCGCCGGATACGGCTTCATGCCCCCTTCCACGCGCAATCCGCCATCCTCCAGCGGCTTCCGCACGATCGCCAGCAAATCCGCCTGGTAGCGTTGCAGCTTGGCGATCACCTCGTTCACATTCGTAGAAGCCGAATACTCAGCCATAGATCACATCCTCTCAAACGCCTTGACGCCACAACAAACCTGTGGTATCGTAGAGACACGAAGGAACGCCTGGAAGCAAACTTCGTAAGGACACACAAGTGCGGTTTTTTGTTGCCTGCAATTCATACTTCGTCGGCAAGGCCCGGCGACCAATGGGACTCCCACACGGCTTAACCGCCTTGTGTCGAAGTTGCTTCCAGGCATCCATTGGTCGCCGGGCCTTGCCGTTTCCTCTTACAAGGAGTCTCTTATGCCTGGAAGCAAGAAGACCTCTGTTGACCCCGCCGCCCGCGCCATGCGCTATGCGGACCTCTGTGCAGCACTGGAGACGGGCGAACTCTCCGTCGTCGACATTCTGGAAGTCGCACGGCAAGCCACGGACGCCCACATCGCCCGCGCAGACCGCGAGCAGGCAGCGCCCAGCCCGGCCCCGCAGCCGGCCTCTGCCTTTGCCTCCCAGCCCTCCGTCTACGTCAGCCGCTCCGGCCACAGCCTCACCTTCGCTTACGGCAAGGACGTCACCTTTGACGACGTGATCGCCGCCGTCAAGCGGTTGGAGGCCACCCAGCCGGACAGCCCGCAGCGCCAGCCGGCCCGCGAGAGCGCCGCCAAGCCGCCGTCCGCCTTTGACCTCCGGCGCTCGTTCGCTCGCACGTCGGCGGAGCCGCTCATTGACGAACCCTGGCGCGACCAGACCACCGAAGGCCCGGCGGACCTCATTCGCCACTTCGCCGCCGTCGCCGTCAGCGAGCACTGGTCCGAGATCACCCTCCACGACGAGAAGACCTGGTCTCTCATCATGGACGTGGCCGAGTTCGCCACAGACGTCGCCGTGCGCCTTGCCGGCGTCTCGGAGACGTGGGCGGACGAATACCGTGCGCTGATTGGCGGATCGCGCAAGTAGGCCCCCTAACTGGGCCTCCTGCTGGCCGTGAAAGGAGACCAGCAGGAGGCCCGTTTCCGAGCGAGAAACAGCCATGTCACGCAAGACAAGCATACTCGTCACCTGCGACACCTGTGGCCAAGCCTTTGAGCGCAAGCCGTCCAAAGTCAGCCGGAACAACTATTGCAGTCAGGCGTGCAAAGCCATCGGCATGACGCGCCTGGCGCAGCAGCGTGTCGAGCAGCGCCACGGCGCACCTATCCATGACTTGCTTGACCGCCTGTACAACGTCGAGCGGCTGGGCGTCAAGGAAGTAGCTCGGCGCCTGGGCATCAGCGACCGCATTTGCTGGGACTGGATGAACGCCCTGGGCATCGAGCGCCGCGGGCGCAGCGAGGCCGTCAGGCTGCAATGGCAGGGCAACCCGCTTCGGCGGGAGGAGCAGCGCCGGCGCATCATTGACGACTTTGTAGCAGGCCGCCGTGACCACCTCACGATTCGAGAGACCGCCCGAACCGATTCTTCCCGTCGGCGCAACAGCGAAAGCAAGCGCGGTGAGAAGAACCCCATGTTTGGCAGGCGCGGCCCTCTGCATCCTCTCTGGAAGGGCGGCCATATCCCAATCGAGGAATACGGCCCCCAGTGGCGCAGCATCCGCGCCAAGGTTCGGGCGCGTGACGGCCACCGCTGCCAGAGTTGCGGCAGTACAGCCAACCTGCAAGTGCATCACATTCAACCCTTCCGCAACCAGCGCCGTCACGATCTTGCCGACCTCATAACCCTCTGCGCCTCTTGCCATACAAAGGTGGAGCGCGGCACGCTCGAATGCCCGCGCCCCAAGGCGTAGCCGATTACTCGACATAAGGGGCGCAGAAACATCTACAGCGGATGTGCCACGGGGCAAACCCGACCCCCGGCACACCGATCTCGATATCCACAATCATGCCGTCATAGGGCTGGCAGATGGGGCACACGCGATCATCCCTGTTGGTGAGCAGCACCACTTTGCGAATTCCCGCTTCCTGGTACTGCAAGCGACTGCCCACCCCGTATCCACGTGTCGATTCCGTGACGGCAATCATCTCCGCCCGCACCTGCCCAAACTGCGGCGACAGCCTGTCCACCAGCCTGCCCATCGCCCCGCCGTCGCGCATCCAGTCGCCCAAGGCATCCTGGATCACCCGCCGCGACGTCTCCGTGATGCCATGCACCAGCTCGTAAGACGCACCCCGCGCCCACGACATCGCCGCCAGGTTCGGCAGCCGCCAGTTCACGCCCGCCAGCACTTGGCTCAGGTTGTCCGCCGCCATCCGCACCCCGCGCCCCGCCGACGCGCTCAGCAGGCTGTCCATCGCCTCCTGCAGGCTCTGCGTCGGCAGCGTGTCGAGCTGCGTCAGGATTTCCCCCACGTTGCCGGCCCCGCTGATGTGGTCAAGCTGCTGGCCCAGCGCCGCGCTGATCTGCTCCGTGTGCTGCCGGGCAATGCGCTCGATCTCCTTGGCCTCGGCGTCGTCGTCGTCCGGGTCAAGGCGCAGGATCATCTGGTTTCTACGGATACCCGACCGGCCAGGCAAAATGACGAAAGCGGCCGGCGTTCGTCGCCGGCGTCCCTCCTTCCTCCCCATCCGGGGCATCGTCATCGCCTGCGTCCTGCCCGTCCTGGGCCTCCCCCTGGCCCGCTCCTGCGCCCGGCCCCCCACCCATCAGCAACGGGCTGGGGGCTGGTTCCTCCGCCTCCTCGTCCACCGCATCCGCCGGCAGGTCGGGGAGATACGTCTCCGCAAACAGCCGCGGCGCAACTTTCGCCCTGACCTTCTGCAACGCCGAGGCCGCCCGGTCGGCAATCTCCGCCATCTCCTTCTGCGACTTCTGCCGCTGCGAAGGCCACCACACGACGAACTCCCCGCTCGCCGGCTGCGGCAGCACGCCCAGCCACAGCAGCCGGTTAACCGTCGGGCGGATAATCGCCGGCGTTACGTGCTGCTGCTGCCGCGCCTCGATCACATCCGTCCAGTTATCGTCATCCTGTCCGCTCGCCAACTGGCCCATCTCCGAGCCAGTCAGCTTGCGCAGCGGGATGCCCGTCCCCGCGCTGATCAGCTTCAGCACCACGCCCACCGCGCCGCTGGGGTCTTGAAGCTGGCCCCCAAGCTCCTGCACCTCCATGCCGTTCAGTTCAATGTAGCGCCGCAGGTCGTTCGTGAACTCGTCCAACTGCGCCGCCCGCTCGGTGCTGTCGCCGCCCAACTCGTATCCGTCCTTGGTCGTGAAAGCGTAGCCCGGCACCATCGCCCGCCAGCCCGCTTCGCCCGTAGACGCCGCCAGCTTGTCCAGGTCGATCAGCCGATTCCAGATCGCCTCCAGCCGCGGCGAGCCGGCCAGGTCGCTCGCCAGCACGTTATCGGCCACGTGGATGCAGCGCGTCCAGTGCGCTTCAAACGTCACCATCGTCCCCGCGTCGTTGCGCTCCGTGATCTGGTAGAGGGTGGGCTTGCCATAGCGCGGGCTTTGCCGGTCACTCTCATAGCGCAGCACCTTCGCCGACGCCTCGTCGAACACGCTCGCAAACAGCAGGTCAGCCGGCGAGGACAAGCTGCCCGGCCTGGCCTCCGCGCTGGACGGCTGGCCGTCGCGCAGCCCCAGGAACAGCACCGCATAGCGCCCGATGCCACTCACCTTGTCCAGACGGTGCAGATAGTGCAGCAGCCCGCGCCGCGTCTCCGCCTCCTCCGCCTGGTTGTCCGCCAGCAGCAGCCAGGTGCGCGTAAACTCGCTTTCCTCCTGCGCCGTGTCCAGGTCCAGCCCGTCCAGCAGTTGGGGCGCCAGCCGCCAGGAATCGTCCGCCACCACATTCACCACGCGCCGCGCCACATCCTGGCGCAGATAGCGCAGCACGTACTGCTCGTAGCCAATCTTCTGGTCATAGCCAGCCGCCGCGTAAATATCGCGCGTTTGCCGGCCGCCGTTATAGCGCAGGCTCAACTGCCCCGCCATCTGATACCGTTCCACCAACTCGCTGCCCACATCTCCCCCCTTCCCCTAAGCCCTGCTCAGCCGCCGGCCCGCGCCGACGCCGTCTTCTGCTGCCCACCGTGATGCCACCACGCCCACGTCTCCAACGCCTGCGCCGCATGGTCGTTGCCGTCCTCTGGCTCGGCCTCCAGTCCGTGCTTTCCCTCCGGGTAGCGATACCCGTTGCCGATCTCGCCCAGCAGGTTCCGGCAGCGCCGGTGGATTTTGATCGCCCTGTGCCCGTTCGCATCGCAGAACAGCGACCTGGTGACCGTGATGGCCGCCAGGCGGGTCGATCCCTTCTCCGGGTTCGGCTTGCTCAGCCAGTTCACCGCTTTGATGCCTGCCGCCGTCAGCCGGGAGCGCAGCGCCACCGCCTCGTGCGAGACCACCGCCAGCCGCGGCAGCCGCACGCCCAGCAGCCGGCACTGCCGCTCGCACTCCGCCAGGCTGAGCTTTCCCCACCCCTCCGGCAGCGCCTTTCCTGTGTGCTCGATGCACTTCGCCATCACATCCTTGATCGACTGCTCTTCCAGTTTCTTCGTCTGGTAAAGCTCGTCGAAGATCAGGATGTCGCCGCCCGGCAGCGTCTGGACGAACAGGATCGCCCGCGGGTCGATGTAGCCATCGTCCACCGCAATCTCGAACGGCTGTTCGATGTCCGGCTCCGTGCTCACAATGTTCTCCGCCCCAAAGTTCTCGTAGACCAGCCCCTCCACGCTTGCGTACCAGTCTCCGTACCGCCACGCCTGGCCGAGCGATCCAGGGATAGAGGCCAGCATGTCCCAATACTCTTCTGTGAGGTTCGGATTGTCGTTCGGCAGCGCCGGCACGAACGCAAACGCGCCCTCCATCCCCTTCATTTCCCGCGGTAGGTTGTGTTCGATCCAGTACGAGCGCACCCAGTTCGGCGCCGGGTTGGATGCTGCGATAAATTTCGTCTCCGGCAGTCCGGGCCAGCGCAAGCTCCCGCGCAGGATGTGGAAGACCTTTTCGGGGTTTTTCGTGACCTCGTCCACGGCCATCAACGCAAACTCGGCGCTCATGTACTTCGCCGCGTCGTCGAGGTTGCGCAGGGCGATCACCCCGCCGCCAAACTGCGGGTGCAGCCGGAACTCGGTCGTGCTGATGTGGTAGCGCCCCAGCCAGGAAGGAAACTCGGTCTCGATCTTGCTGATATGCCGCTCGCGCAAGGAGGGGTAATCCTCGCTCGCCAGCATCACGCGCACGTTGCGCCGCCCGCTCGAAGCGCAGCGCAGCAGGAAGCGCAGGCAGTACCAGCGCAGCCAGTAGCTCTTGCCTGGCCCGCGCGCCCCGCCAAACAGCGTATATTTGTGGGCGTCCGCCGCCTCGGTCGCCTCCCACTGTTTGGGCGTAAACCCGCACATCTGCGAGAAGACCAGCCGGCGCTCGCCGCCGCCGTTCCTCTTTGTCGCCGTCATCGATCCAAAATGATCGCAATCCTGTCCCCTCCGCTGGTCACATCCAACCCGGTGGGTTCATCTAAGCCATTCAGCTTAGCGCGGCGCTCGCTGATCTTCACGCCCGCCGCCACCGCCTTGGCGTCGCCTTTGACAATGGCCGGCCACAGCGCAGCCAGCAGAGCGTCGAGCCGCGCATTTTCCAGCCGCCGCAACTCGTCGGCAGGCTCGTGCAGCGTCTTTTTCAGCGCCGTGCGCACCGCCGCATGGGCGCCGCTGGCGCTCTTGTAGCCAAGCTCCGCCGCAATGTCGCTGTACGCCTTACCCTGCTTGCGCAGCTCCAGCGCCTGCCGCTGCTTCTCGACTGCCGCAATCTGCTGTTCCTGGCTGACCACGGAGGGCCTCCAATTCAAACGCTTATATTCACCGGTCGCCTACCGGTCGATCACCACCGCAATGCGCTCAGCCTCGATATGCGTCGTCTGGTCAAAGCCCAGCAGCCGGCCCTGCTGCTCGATCAGCTTCTGCAGGCGGTCGATAGCCGAGAGATTCCCGTCCGCCACCTCGCCCCAAATGGCGTTGATCGCCCGGTCGAGCCGCTTCACGTTGAGCGCCTGCCACTCGCCCACATCGTTCACCTGCTCAGCCCGCCAGCGCCGCACCAGCAGCGCCACGTCGCCGCTCACCGTGCCCACCGAGACGCCCAGGGCGTCGGCGATCTCCCGGTAGTTCAGCCCGGCCAGCAGGTTGGCGGCCACCTTCTTGCGCCTGTCCTCCCGCTCGATTTCCGCCCGCTGCTTCTGCGGCATGGGCCGGCGGTGTTCAGCCATTGTGTTCAGCCTCCCGCATCACCTCCCCTGCCATGCCCCTGGCGCGCAATTCCTCGTGCAGTTGGAGCCAGGCCGCGTCGTCCATCTCGCCCGCCCGCTCCAGCCAGTCGCAGTACAGGTTGGCCGCTTCCGCCATCACCAGGAACGCCGTCGCCGAGTTGAAGATCGCCGTTGCGTCCTTCATCCGCATCAGCGCCTCGGCCATCATGTCGTAATGCTGCGCCCAGCCGGCCAGGCGCACGCGCTTGCTCTTGCCCAGCTTGCCCGCCAGTTCAACCAGCCGGTCGGTTTCGCTGGGCAAGAACAGGAGTTCGATAGTCTCGAAGCGAATGTCCTTCTCGTTGAACGCGCCCAGGGCCACCGGCTCAAACGTTTTGAAATACTCGTCGTCCAGCCCGCTGTACAGCTTCGCCTCAATCGAAGCGATGGACTCCCACTGCCGCTTGAGAATGGCGAGATCGTCCTCGCCGACCAGCGAGTTGTGCGAAAGCTGGATTGCCGTGCGCTGGTCGGCGGTCAGCTCCCCATCCGTGTACAGGTAGAGCACGGCCTCCACGCCGGCGTCGCTGGCCGCATCGATGCGATGATGACCGCTCAGGATGTGAATCTTCCCATCGGCGTCGTGCCAGCAAAATGGCAGCGTCGCCAGGTTCCCATCGCGGCGGATGTTGGCGACAAGCTGGTCATACACGCGCTTCGGCATAAAATGCGCGTTGATCGGCGCCGCCCGCATATCGCCTGGTGCAGCAACGCCCAGGCGGAAGGGCGTCACCCCGGCCAGCAGCGCATTCAGCCGGCTCAGTTCTTCCCGAAGCGTTTCCACCATTCTCGATATGCCTCCTGCTCTGTAACTTGGGGCCATAGGGCGATGTAATTCAGGTACTTCTCGCCGTCCTTCTCGCCGCGCTTTGCCAGCTTCATCGGCCCCCGATATTTCATGCTCACCGGCTTTTCCGTCCGCGCCGTCGTCATCACGCCGGCCGTGCGGATCAGGTTCGTGCGCTCCAACCGCCGGCGCATCTCGCGCGTCAGCGCCAGCATGACGATCAGCTTGCTCACTTTGTCGTGCGGCTTCGGTTCCACCGGGAAGTCCGAGAGCATGTACCAGAACTGCGCCCCGTTGTAGTGTTTGTCCTCGAAGGTGATCGCCGTCGTCCCCTTGCCCCGGCTCATCTCGATAAACCCAAACACGCCCCCATCCGCCAGGCACGCAAAGCCCTGCTCAGCCTGCGTAAAATCGATGTTGCGCGCCAGGTACAGCCCCTTGTAGTGCTGCACATCGGCGGCAGACACCGGAACCACCTCGACACGTGTGCCAGGCCCAAAGCGGAACGAAGGTTCGATCAGCTTGAACCGCTTGCCCGTGTCGCCATACCGGCGCCGGAACAGCCCCAACCGCTGCATGGCGTTGGTGTACAGATACACCCACGTATTGCGCCGCTTGTGGCTCACCATCTGCGGCTCGACGCCCTCCAGCGGATAGTTGAGCAGGAACAGATAGCGCCGGCCCGGCTCCGTCATCCAGCGGATAACTTTGTCCTTGCGCTCGCCGTCCAGCATCGGGTACTGCGGCTCCGGCCAGCCCACGATCTGCTGCGCGCGCTTGTACTGGTGCTCATAGTCGCCCTTGAAAAAGGGCAGGTAGGCCGTGAAGATCGCATCCCTCTCGCCGTGGCGCTGGAAATGCTCCAACACGTCGCCGCTGTAATACGACGAGATAGCCACCGACCGCGCCGCCAGGCTCGCCGCCGACTGGCCCACCAGTTCGCCAAACTTCTCCCGGTAATGCGCCCACATGCGCCGGGCGTACACCGTCTTGCGCTTCTCAAACTTCAACAGCCGCAGCAGCAGCATGACCGTCGCCGGCCTGGCCCAGGGCGAAGCGCCAAACAGGTATTCCTCCAGCCACGCGTACTCCGGCTCACGCACCTCCAGCGCCGACGCCTGGCCGAGCATCGCATCCGCCAGCAGCAGCGAGTACAGCGACACATCGTTGCTGTGCACCGCCGCCGGCTGCGCCTCTTGCAGCAGCACCTTCTCGCTGGTGAAGTTGCCTGAGCAGCCTACGACAATCTCCTGCCCGCCAAACGCCGCCCGGTTGCCCGCAATATAGCGCCGCACGTTGTCGTCAATCGTGCCAAGAAACATGATCCCATCTCCAAACAAGGCGCAAAACTTTAAGGGAAAACCCCCGAACGGCCCCAACTTTTAAGGGAAAAACCCCTTCAAAAAGCCCGTTTATCCGTTTTCAAACTGTACAAACGTCATACTATACGGTACAATGCTTTACATAAGTTTAGTTATTCATTCACCACGGAGCCAACCATGAAGCGCATGACCTACAAAACCCTCATGAAGAAAGTTCAGGACGGTTACGCCGAGGTGTACGCCTGGTCAGGCGATTACGCCCACATCCTGATATTCAAGAGCAACGGCAACACCAAGCACGAGATCGTCGAAGTCACCAGCTTTCCCAAGGAGATCAGCAATGTCCGCAACTGAAATCGCCACCAAGGCCCTGGTCATCAAAGACATGCCCGCCGACCTGCGCCCCGACTACCGTGCTCGCATGGTTGGCATGGCCGGCCTGTCCAACTACGAACTCATGCAGCTTGTCTACAGCTTCAAGGCGATGGACACCGCCGTCGAACTCATGCGCAAGGCCGATGGCCGGCTCTCCAACCTGTTCGCCATGACCCTCGACGAAATGCAGGAGGTTCAGGGCGTCGGCCCCAAAGCCGCCCTCGCCATCCAGGCCGCCATCGAGCTGGGCCGCCGCGCCGCCCGTGAAACCCTTGACCGCCTCCAAATCCGCTCGCCCGCCGACGTGGCCGACCTGCTCATGCTCGAAATGAGCCTGTTGGAGCAGGAGCACATGCGGGTCGTCATTCTCGACACCAAGAACAACGTGATCGCCGTAGATGAGGTCTACAAAGGCAGCCTCAACACCGCCGTCGTGCGCATCGGCGAAGTCTTCCGCGCCGCCATCCGCCGCAACGCCTGCTCGATCATCGTCACCCACAACCACCCCAGCGGCGACCCCACCCCCAGCCCCGAAGACGTGCGCGTGACCGAAATGCTGGTGGAGGCCGGCAAGCTGCTTGACATCGCCGTGCTCGATCACATCGTCATCGGGCGCAACCGCTTCGTGAGTCTGAAAGAGCGCGGGCTGGGGTTCTCCTGAACCCCTCCCGCCGAGCCATGTGAAACGGAGAACTAACCATGACCACCAACCTGCGCCAGATCACCGAAGACATTGCCGCCGCCCTGGGCGACGGCTGGCGCTTCGATCCGGGCCTGTACGAGCACTACTGCCACCTCGTGCACGCTGACGGCCTCATCTTCTGGGTGCGTATCGATCCCAGCAAGCCCGGCCGCCTCATCATCCGCTGCGACACGGTGAGCGCCGCCGACATCTACGGGAACAACGTCCTCTACAACACCTACGAATGGCATCCCCAAATCACCGTCGCCGCCAGCCGGACGCCCGCCAGCATCGCCGCCGACATTCGCACCCGCCTGCTGCCCGACGCCCTGGCCTGGTGGGCCAAAGCCCAAAAGTGGCAAATGCAGACAAACGCACAAGCCGCCGCCGTCGAAGGGATGCGCCAACGGCTGCTCGCCTTCCCCGGCTCCCACCTCGGCTCAGACCGGCGCTATGTCTACGGCCCAGGCTGGTCGTGCGAGACCCTCACCTCCACCGCCACCCTTGAATTTCGCAGCCTGACCTGGGATCGCTCCCTGTCCCTGTTGCGCACCTACATCGGACTCACGGAGGCATCCATGCAGAAGCCAGACCAGCCCCCAGCACAGGATCACATGTTCCCCGCCGGCGATGACCTGCCGCTCTTCTCAGAGACGCCGGTCAAGGTCGCCGTCCGCCCCTTCGCACCCAAGCCCGCCGCAGCGCAGCCCTCGCTGCTTGACCTGCGCCCGGCCTTCGGCGCCGAAGAACCCACCTACAACGTTCGCACCGAGGAGTAACCAGCCATGACCGCCACCGCAACCGAAGCCACCGTCCAAATGATCCCCGCCAGCCAGATCATCGCCGGCAACAATGACCGCAAGCACTTCGACCCCGCCGCCCTCGCCGAGCTGGCCGCCAGCATCAAAGCCCACGGCCTCGCCCAGCCCATCACCGTGCGCCCCTACGCCAGCGGCTACCAGATCGTGGCCGGCGAGCGCCGCTTCCGTGCCATCACACAAGTGCTGGGGTGGGACCAGGCGCCCGCGCTCGTGCGTGAACTCTCGGACGAGCAGGCCAGCGCGATCATGCTCGCCGAGAACACGGGGCGGGCAGACCTGGACCCGATAGAAGAAGCAAACGCCTACTCCAGCCGGATGCAGGCATTCAGTTGGACGCCGGCGCATACTGCCGAAGTGGCCGGCGTCAGCGAGGACGTAGTAAAGCGCCGCGTGCTGCTGCTGGGCCTGCACCCCGACGTGCAGCAGCTCGTCGCCAAAAAGCACCTGCCCGTGGGCCACGCCGAGGCAATGGTCAAGCTCGACCACTACCGCCAGTTGATCGCCCTGCGCGTCTACCGCGAAGCCAAAGCCATGCCCCTCAACACCTTCTGCCGCGTCGTCTCCGACCTCTACGGCGAGCAGGCCCAGGACGGGCTGTTCGATCTCGAACAATTTTGGATGGCGCACGCCGCCGAGCTATCCAAAACCCCGGTGCGGGGCAAAAAAGCCGTCGTCAACGTCCCCACCCGGCCCGACCTCCCCGCCCCCGAAATGAAAACCTCCGACACCACGTCGGCAGTCATCATGCGCTACATCCTGCATCTGGACGCCCTGGGCTTCACCAGCGAGGCCGCCGCCATCGGCACCCTCTACCGGGCGCTCATTCACAGCAACAGCATGGCCCTACCCGATGCCGTTTAGACAATTCCTGTACTGTGGGGTACAATAACCGCATGACAACGCAAATTTTCACCGCCGGATACGGCCAGCGCCAACCCAGTGAAATCGCCGAGCTTCTCGACGAACTCGGCGCCGTCCTGGTGGACATCCGCTTCAACCCCTATGGCCGCCCCGGCTTCAAAGGGTGGGAACTGACCCGCCACTTCGCCGGCCGCTATTTGCACGTCAAAGCCCTGGGCAACGCAGACTACAAAACGGGCGGGATGCGCATCGCCGACTACGAAACCGGCAAAGCCGCCCTCGCCCGGCTGGATCGTCCCGCCCTGCTGCTCTGCGCCTGCGCATCCCCCCTCGGCTGCCACCGCACCGTCGTCGGCGACATGCTGCGCTGCGACGGCTTCACAGTCGCCGAGGCGCAATTCCGCCGTGCGCCGGCCCCGGCCCCCACACCGCAGCAGCCCAAGCCCCAACCAAAACCGCAGCAGCCCGCCGCCAACCAACCCTCTCTGTGGGGAGACGATGAAACCGAAGCTCTACAGCACCGCCGAAGCCGCTGAGTACCTGGGCATCCACGTCCAGACGCTCAAATACCACATCTACGAACAGCAGCACCTGGCCGCCGACTACGAAACGGGCGGCAACCTGCTGTTCCTCCAATCCACCCTAGACGCCTTCAAAGCCGCCCACCAGACCGAGGGCCTCACCATGAAAGAGGCCGCCGCCTACCTTGGCGTGGGCGACACCTGGCTGCGCTACCACGTCTACACATCCAAACAGATCGCCCCGGATGGTCGCCGCGGCAACCGCTGGATATTCAACCGGCAGACCCTCGACGACGCCCGCCGCCGCCTGCTAAACAAAGATTAAGTTGTTAAAGTGCCCTGCTGAGAGCGGGGAGCAGGCATCGAACCCACCCCGTGCCGCTGGTCGCGGCCTGTGCGCCTTTACACCATCCCCGCAAGTTGGAGCACCGCTTCCTCATCATCCGGCGCCACATACGCCCGCTGCTGCCCGGCCAAGGCAGCCAGCGCCGCCTTGACCGTCATCAGCTTGACCGTCCGCACCGACTTCCGGCGCGTCACCTTACCGTCCGGCATGATCAGCGTGCAGGGCGAATAGGGCTGTACATACCCATCCGCCTCACTCGCCACTGCGCCCTTCCCGCCGTTCCAGCGCCTCCAAGCGTGACTCTATTGCCTCCAAGCGTGACGCCAACGTGACCAAGGCAGCCCCCGACGCTTTTGCAAAGTCCATCAACAGCGCAATCATCTCGGTCAGGTTCCGCACCGAGTCGTTGCGCTTCTCCGCTTCCGTGCGCAAATCCGGCCCAGCGCCCTGACCCCGGCCCGGTCGCGCCGGGTCGAGGTCGTACAGTGTATCCTCCAGTGGAAGCCGGTCGGTAGCATCTCTCATGGCCGCCTCAGCCCCAGCAGCTTGTCCAGCCGCAGCAACTCCAGCCACGTCCAGCACACAAGCATAACCAGGCCCTCCAGCGCCTGGCCTGCCCGCCACAAGCTGACCGTCAGCGAATCCGGCGCCCTCTCCGCCATCTCGCGCAGTTCCTCGTCAGTCACCCTTACCCTCCGGCAGGATTCCCATAGCCTGCGCCTGCGCCACCGGCAAGATCATCGCCGGCTCGCCGTCCTCCGTCTTCGGGTCGGCAGTGGGCGTCACTCTGCCACGCGTCCACCACGCCACCAGCAGCGGCAGCACCGGCGCAGCGGCAGCCAGCGCCATGACCAGGAAATTACGAATGGCGTCCAACTGCTCAGGCGAGAGCGTCAACCATCCGAGCGACACGGCCATCAACAACGCCGCCATGATCGCCCCGACGATACTCGCTACGCCGCCGGCCACCATTGCCGGTTCCGACTGGATAAGACTTGGCTTTTGCTCTCCGTTCATACCCGTTTCCTCCTGTTGCGCCGTCTGGATGCCGCGGCCATCCGCCGGCGCGCTTTCGGCTGGCCGCGGTGCTTACATTTGGTAATGCCTGCTCGCTGATGAGTGCGTGGGGAAAGAGGAGGCCGATCCGCAACAGCGCCTAGCGCCGCCGCTTCATCCAGCCATGTGGCAAACGTGACCTGGTCGCCGGCCAGCAGCGCGTCGATCATCCGCTGCCGCTCCGCCTGGGCCTGCGCTCGCAAGTTATCCCACAGCCCCGTGTTGGGCAGCGCAGCTAACGCCGCGCCAAACCCAGCGACGCTGGCCGAGAATCTAATCATTTCGCGGATGGATGGATGGTCGGACACGTTGCCTACTTCTGGTGCGCCCGCCCGTGGCAGGCGTCGCACAACGTGATGCAATCCCGCAGTTCAGCCAGGAACCCCAGCAGACCCGGCGCACCACGATTGCTGTAACTCCGGTGGTGCGTCTGGAGCCGCCGAGCGTCGCCGCAAATGCGGCAGCGCCCACCGTCCAGCCGGCGTCGCAACGAACGCAGCAGCCGCCAGCGCGCCGAACGGCGATAGCCCGCGTACCACTCCCCGCCTGCGCCAATCGCCCTCACCGGCAGCCCTCCGAGGATTCAAGCCCCCCTTCGATTCCCCTGCACATATTCTCTATTGTAGCCCACATATATCGCGTGTGCATACACAAAAAAAGTGTTGACACAACAGAATAAATGTGGTACACTCCAATAGGACTATGAATTTCGGGCAACAAAAAGCCCTGGGCGGCGCCAGCAACACCACCCAGGGACAGCGTTCAAGGAAAGGACATTTTTCAATGACGCCTACTGCAAGTGTACCACGAGGGACAGACCGCGGCAATACCTTCGTGCCGCCCTCGGCCCCGCTGCCCGGCTACGAGCAGGGCAAAATTCTCTACCGCCTCGGCTACTCGCTTGGCGTCTGCATCAGCGACGCCCAGGCAGGGGGTTGGCTCGACGCCGAGGCTGCCGGCAAGGAGGCCCGCAATGGCTAAATGGGGAATGATAGGCGGCCGCAGCCGCCGCCGTGGCGCCCGCAGCACCTATTGGGAAAACGCCCTGAACTACGCCTGTCTCCACCTGCGCGACGGCGAACTGCACAGCGGCGTCTACTGCACGGCCCAGCCCCTAGCCACCGAAGTGGACGAAGCCGTGCAAGGCTTTCTTGATGGCGTCACCTCCATCAACGTCCCCAACGACCGCACCTTCTGCGCCGCCGTCCGCACACAGTACGCCGCCGCCGTGGCCGCACCTCCCGCCGAGGTGCAGTCATGATGCTGGATTCCTTGATCGAGCAAGCCGAGACCAAGTTCCCTGCCGTCCGCTACAAGGACGGCAGGGGCAGCCGGGCGCAGGCCGCCGCCGAACTTGTCCGTCTCCAGCGAGTCGAGTTCATGGGCGACCAGGGCAATCGGGACTACTGGCGCGTGGACGGCCACGTGTGCAGCCTCAAGGGCGGCTGCGACTGCGTGGACGGCGGCGCACCCATAGACCCCAACGGGCGCAAACTGTGCAAGCATCGCTTGGCCGTGATGTTCGTCCGCAAGATGCAGGACGATCACGGCTTGGTCGCCATTATGCGCGGCGTCAAAGGCGACCGCTTGGCGCTCACCGTCCAGGTGCTCTACGCAGACAATGGCCGCCAATACACCATCAACGCCTATCGCGCCGATGGGGTGGAGACCGTCCTCCCCTACGAGGAGCGCCTGCGCTTCACGGAATCCGAATTTTCCGCCGCCCTGCGCATTTGCGGCTGGGGCCTGCCGGATCGCCCCGTGCGCCTGCCCGGCATGAACTACCGCTACATCCTCATCCGCGGGGCGGAATCCGTCTACACCGCCGCCGCCATGACGGCGCAGGACAGTGACAAGCGCGCCAGCAACGAGCGCATGAAGGAAATCGCCCTCGCCGCCGAAATGGACGCCGAGATCGCCGCAGAGTTAGCCGCAGAAGCAGCATAAAAGGAGCAATCATGAGCACACTGCAAATTCGCAAGCAATCCGCCCCCATCTTGCGCACCTTGAGCGTCCTGCTCTATGGCGTGCCCAAAGTGGGCAAGACCACCGAAGCAGCCAAATTCCCTGGCGCCCTCCTGCTCAACTGCGAGCCGAGTGGCACCGACCTGCTCAAAGGCGACTACGAGATCGCCGACGTGCCCAGCCTGGGCGCGCTGGAGCAGATGACGGCAGACCTCGGCGCCAGCGCCTACAAGACGGTTGTCCTCGACGGCTTTACCTGGCTCATCAACCAGGCCGCTCGCGACAAAGTCAAAGAGATGGGCGAGCGCAACCGCCTGCGCGCCTACGCCCTCATCACCGAGCAGGTGCAGCGCATCCTGGGCGACATCCTGCGCAGCGGCAAGATCGTCGTCGCCACCGGTCACAGCCGCATCGTCGATGTGGAAGAAACCGAAGGCAAGGTCGAAGTCCGCCCCGACATCAACCCGCGCCTCTCCGATGGCGTCTTCGGCCTGTTCTCGATCATCGCCTACTGCTACCCCACCAAGGACGGCAGCCGGATGCTCACCAAGCCGGAAGATAACGACAAGCGCCGCATCCTGGCCGGCGACCGCAGCGGCGTCCTCCCCAAGACAATGGAACTGAGCGCCGAGAAGCTCATGGCCGCGCTCAAGGCCACCCAGCCGCAGAAGCCCGCCGACCCGCAGCCCAACGGCAAGCCCGCCGCGCCCGCACAGCCCGCCAAGGCCAGCAACGACCAGGTGCGCGACATCGAAATTCAGGCCCAGCGCATCCACGGCGAGAAGTGGTTCACCCACATCGAACGCCTGGCCCAGGAAGCCAGCAGCGGCGAGGCCAAGATTTTCGCCGACCTCACACCCAAGGAAGCCGATGCCCTGCTGGCGACCCTCGCCGCCCAGCCAGTCGCCGCCGACACCGAACTCTGGAAGTAACTCGCCGCATCTACCACCGCCAGCCGGGGCGGCCACAAGTACCGGCAAAGTGAGCTGATGGAAGAGCAAGAAGGCTACTCAGGCATGTTCTACGTGATGCTGATCGTCGGCATCGTCGGGCTGCTCGGCTTCATCCTGGTCGCCGCCGGGGCCGGCTCATGAGCACCAGCCACACCGTCGCCGCCGCATTCTTCATCCTGTCCGTGCTCATGGCCCTCGCCATGCTGCCGCCACAGTAACCGCCAAGGGGCGGTGCAAGCCGCCCCTTTTTCAAGGAGAGCTACAACATGCCACAAAAAACCGGTTGGGCAAAGGCGCTGCTGTCGCACCCCAAGCTGCTGGTGCTCGACACCGAAACCACCGATCTGAACGGCTACATCTTGCAGCTTGCCGTGCTGCGTGCGCGTGACGGCGAGGCCCTGCTCGACACGCTGGTCAACCCGCTGGCCGAGATTACGATTGGCGCACAGCGGGTGCATGGCATCACCGCCGAAATGGCCGCCGCCGGCCCGACCTTCGCCGACATCGAACCGCAACTGCGCGAGCTGCTGCACGGCAGGCCGGTCGCAATCTATAACGCCGAGTTTGATACGGGCATCCTGTACAACGAATTGTTGCGCCTCGCGGAGGTTCGCAAACCGCCGGAAGGTGCAAGCGAATGGGTAAATCAGTGGATGAGCGATGTTTGGTGGGTGGATGTGATGCACCCCTATTCGCAGTGGGTGGACGAGCCAGGCCATACCGGCTACCGCTGGCAGAAGCTGCCGGGCGGCGACCACACCGCGATAGGCGACTGCCGGGCCACGCTCGCCGTGCTCAAACGCATGGCAGACATCCAGATCAGCATTGACCCGGACGACGACTACACCTACTACGGCCCGCTCCTGCGCGGCGTCTCCGCTGCACCCGTGAGCGCAAAACTGGCGCAGACGCAGAAGCTACTCATGGCCTACCGCGTTCTGCTGACCAGCTCCCTTGTGACCTGCGCCCACCTGGCAGACGTAGCCCCCCAGGAATACAGCCCCGAATACTTCGCCAACCTCATGAGCATAGGCGTCTACGGCGGCGGTTTCGCAGCCGAAGGTGTAGACGGGTCTACCCTCGACATCGTATGCGATCAACTGCGGCTGCCCCGCTTTCAACTGGAGGGTGCGCATCGTGGGTGAAAACAGCGCAATTCAGTGGACAGACCACACATTCAACCCCTGGATCGGCTGCACGCGCGTCAGCCCCGGCTGCGTCAACTGCTACGCCGAGTCCTTCGCCCGCCGCTACGGTATGGCAGAGTGGGGGCCGCAGGCGCAGCGCGTGCGCACCAGCGCCGCCAACTGGCGCAAGCCGCTGGCCTGGAACCGCAAAGCCGAGCAGGAAGGCCGGCGCTACAAAGTCCTCTGCGCCAGCTTGGCGGACGTGTTTGAGAAGAACGACCAGCTAGTCGATTGGCGCACCGACTTATGGCGGCTGATCGACAGCACGCCGTGGTTGGACTGGCTGCTGCCCACCAAGCGCCCGGAGAACATCCCCGACATGGCCCCGGTGCTGTGGTTCGACGCAGGCCGATGGCCGGCAAACCTGTGGATCGGCACATCGGTCGAGACGCAAGAGCAGGCCGACAAGCGCATTCCCGCCCTGCTCGACATTCCTGCGCCCGTGCGCTTCCTCTCCTGCGAGCCGCTGTTAGGTCCGCTTGACCTGTTCCTCTATCTCGTAACCCACTTCGCCGCCGACGACCCGCGCCACGAACCCTGGCGCAACGGTGTCGAATGGGTGATCGCCGGCGGCGAGAGCGGCCCGCAAGCTCGCCCCATGCACGAAAATTGGGTGCGCTCCCTGCGCGACCAGTGCCAGGCTGCCGGCGTGCCGTTCTTCTTCAAGCAGTGGGGCCAGTGGCTGCCGGCCGATCAGAGGCCAGATGACTGGTACAACGGTGGAACCATCACGCTGGCCGCCGACAAGCAAACAGAAGGCTGCTTCATCCGTGTGGCATCCAAGCACGCCGCTGGCCGGCGGCTGGACGGGCGCGAGTGGAACGAGATGCCGGGAGGCCGGCCATGACAGCACTCAAGACAACAGCCGACTTTATGGACATTTTTTGCGGCGCCGGCGGCTCATCCATCGGCATCCACAAAGCAGGCGTAGAGGTCAAACTAGCCGTCAACCACGACGAGCTTGCCCTGCGCACCCACGCCGCCAACTTCACGCGCACCCGTCACGTGCAGACGGACATTTCCACGTGCGACCCGCGCAAGTTCCCGACCACGCTGGGCGCCTGGTTCTCTCCCTCCTGCACCAATCACAGCGTCGCCAAGGGCGGCAAGCGCAAGAATCTCGGCGCCCGCAACTTGTGGGGCGAGATCGAGAATGCGATCGACGACGTGGAGGAACGCAGCCGGGCCACCATGTGGGACGTAGTGCGCTTCTCGGAGCATCACGACTACAAACTCGTGATCGTCGAGAACGTCGTAGACATCCGCCACTGGCGGCTATACGAGCCGTGGCTGCACGCCATGACCAATCTGGACTACGAGCACCGCGCGGTCTACCTGAACTCAATGGTGGCGCACCCCACGCCACAGAGCCGGGATCGCATCTACATTTGTTTCTGGAAGAAGGGGAACCCCCGGCCAGACCTGGAGATTCGCCCGCGCGCCCACTGCCGCAAATGTGGGGATACTGTCGAAGCCGTCCAGACCTGGAAAAACCGGGCCAAGCCCTTCGGCAAGTACGGCGAGCGCAACCAGTACCTCTACTGCTGTCCCAAGTGCGCCTCCGTCGTCACGCCCTACTACTACGCCGCTGCCAACGCCATAGACTGGACGCTCCCCATGCACACAGTTGGCGACCGCCGCGACCCGACCTATCGCAGGCAACACAACCTGCGCCAGATCGGCGACAACACCCGTCGGCGCATCAAGATCGGCCTGCAAAAGTTTGCCGGCCAACAATTCGGCATTGACTACGTGCATACCGCCCGCGGCGACAACGAGGCCGGCATGACATGGCCCATGCTCGGCCCCATGCGCACCCTGCTCGCCAACCGGACGCTGGCCGTCGCCGTGCCCTTTATGGTGCAGCCCACCCACGCCGGCGGCGATGACCGTAGCCGCGACATGAGCGCGCCGCTGCCAACCGTCACCACGAGCCGGGACATGAGCGTCGTCCTGCCGTTCCTCGCCGAACTGTACGGCAGCAGCGACGCTTCGTCCATCACCGACCCGCTCGGCACGCAGACGACCGTGCGCCACCATGCCGTGATCGCCCCTGGAGGATTCTTGATGCAGACCAGCCATGACCCCAGCGAAAGCCGCATCCGGGGACTGGTCGAGCCGATGCAGACAATTACCACCATGAACGGCGAGCAGTCCCTCGTGCTGCCGGCCTTCATCTCGTCCTACTACGGCGGCAGCGACAGCAACCACGCCGTGACCGAGCCGCTGATGACCATAACGGCCAACGACCGGCATGCACTGATCACCCCCAACGCCGCCGCGTTTTTGTTCGGCTACTACAACCGCGGCGAAGCCGCTGCCGCCGTCAGCAGCGTGCTGGCCCCCATGCCCACGCAGAGCACGCGTCCGCGCGGGCACTACCTGGCGCTGCCGGCCAGAGAGACAGGCGAAGTCACAGGCGAAGTCACAGACGAAGACATTGACGCCTGCGGTTACCGCGGCCTCGTCAGTGCGGAGGTTGGCCGCGGCATGGCAATCCCCGACAGCTACATCGTGCTGGGCAACGAAGACGAGCGCGTCCGGCAGTACGGCAACGCCGTCACTCCGCCGGCCGCTGAGCTGCTGACCGAACGCATGATCCAGACACTACAGGGGGCTGCATGAAACGACGCAGCAGCCAGGCCAACATCCTCGACAGCAGCACCAAGGCCACCGGCGGATACACGTTTACGCACGTATGGTATGACTGTGAAATCAGTTGGAGCGCCTACAGGGCCACGCCGCTGGGCATCGTGGACATGGAGGCAACGAGATTCAGCAAGACCACAGGCGTTACGCTCCTCATCTTCTTCCACGCCGGGCGGCGATGGGAACGGCAGTTCGACAAATTCTACGAGCCGCTGTGGGCCGCACGCCTGGCGACAGAGTTCGCGCGGGACGTAGTGGAGGGGGTGATATTGTGAGATTCCAACGCAGCCACATGCGCTATGAGCCGCGCGAGTTGACGACGCGGCGGCTGGCGGCGGCCAGGCGAAAGCTGGAGCGGCAGGCCGAGGCGCTGCCACTGTTTGCGGAGCAAATTCGCGCAGAGCAGCCGACGCCGGAAGAAGTAATTCATAAGGCAGACGCGTCCTGGAAGCGATTCGTCGATCTGAATCGACGCCATGACGCAGAGCGGTGGCTGGCGGGCCGGCGGTTGCTGCGCGCGTTGCCGGCGCAGCGCCGGGCGGAATTGATCGCCGAGTGGAACGCCAAGAAGTGCCCGGCGGCGGCGCACTATTTCATGGACTTCTTGTGGCAGAGAGGAGTGAGGGAATGACTACGCCTCCCGAAACCATTGACGTCGGTGTCGTCATTCAAATCGCCCCTCCGCACCGCTGGGCCGGCACCTTCTGGATCGTGGACGAGTTGCGCAAGTGGGGCGTAATCGCCTACTGCACGCTCCCCGGCCAGCCAGGCGCAGCCTACATTCGCCTGGAGTGGGAACAATTCGCCGTTGTCGGCCCGGCTCCGTTCCGGCGGGGGCCTACGACAGTCGCCGACCAAAAGGAAGCACAATGAAAGCCCTGACCCTCACCCAACCTTGGGCGACCCTGGTCGCCATCGGCGCCAAGCAGGTCGAAACCAGGTCTTGGCGCACCACCTACCGCGGCCCCATCGCCATCCACGCCGCTAAGACCTTTCCCCGCCAGGCGCGCAACCTGTGCTGCACAGAGCCGTTTGCGTTCGCTCTCCAGCGCGCCCGGCTGCTCGGCCAGCCCGCGCCAGCCGACAGCGTAGGCATGGTGCTGTGCATCTGCGACCTATGGGCCTGCAAGCCAACGGAAGACATTGCCCCCGTTCTAGGTGCATACGAACGCGCCTTTGGCGACTACAACGTCGGGCGCTACGCCTGGGGCCTGCGCATCATACGTGTGCTGCCCCAGCCCGTGCCCGCCAAGGGCGCGCTGGGCCTGTGGGAATGGACACCCACGGAGGGAAATCGTGCCTAGCTATTGCTGGATCGCCTTGGAACACCTGGACGCCGGCGACAAGCGCAGCTTCCAGCAGATGATCGACGAGATGCCGCCAGGCGCTCGCTGGCAGCTAGAAGCCGGCTATTTTGACGAGATCAGCCGCCACTGTGCGCACCGCATCCAGGATGTGCAGAGCCGGCGGCCAGGCAACGTCATGACGTTCGAGGGCAGTTGGGACAGCCCTCGCTGCCTGCGCCAATCGCCGGACGGGCGTGGGGCCATCTACTGGCTATCTGGCGGCGATGCAGTCGCCTATGGACGTTGCTGCCTGGCAAACTGCCCGCTGGGCCGCAGTGGCGAGGAAAGCGGGGTGCAGTCATGATTCTACAAGAAGCGATCGACGTGGCCCGCGAAGAACTGCTCGCCTTGGGCGAAGTTCAGCCCGCCACGCTGGCCGTGCTAGACGAAACGCTCTCCAGCTTCTGCTCAGTGATG